TCAAAAAAAATTATTTCCAGTCCAAATGAAAATATTTGGAAAAAATTATTTCCAGTCCAAATGAAAATATTTGGAAAAAATTATTTCAAATAAAATTATTTCAAAAAAATTATTTCAAATAAAATTATTTCAAAAAAATTATTTCAAATAAAATTATTTCAAAAAAATTATTTCAAATAAAATTATTTCAAAAAAAAATATTCAAAAAAATTATTTCAAATAAAATTATTTCAAAAAAAAATATTCAAATAAAATTATTTCAAAAAAAAATATTCAAATAAAATTATTTCAAATAAAATTATTTCAAATAAAATTATTTCAAAAAGAATTTATTTCCAGTCCAAATGAAAATATTTGGAAAAAAGTAATTGTTTCGTAAAATAATTTGTTTTATAAATGTTTTTCATAATGCGACGAACATTTATAAAACGTTGTTTTGCAACGAAAAAGAAGTGGTCAGAAAGAGAGTTGGCAGATCATTCATGGAGACAAATGAATCATCTTTGGAAACCACATGAAATTCGACAACAAAGAAAAACAGCACGTTTAAAACATATTCCAAAGACGACAAATGATTTAATTGCTAACCGTTTTATGAAAGTATTGTACCATGGTTTCAATTTCATGACAGGCTATCAAGAAAAAAATCCAACTGCAAAATCTCTGGAATGGAGGTTAATTATTTTAGAATCATTTGCTGGTGTTCCAGGCTTTATTGCTGCAGGATTCCGTCACTTTTATTCACTACGTAACCTAAAACGAGATCATGGAGCCATATTTACATTTTTGGAAGAAGCAGAAAATGAACGAATGCATTTATTAGTTTGTTTGAAAATGTTTGAAGCATCCTTTATCACCAAAACAATGGTAATATTGGCACAATTAACCATGACACCAATTTTAATGATGGCATATACTATCAATCCTAAACTACTTCATCGATTTGTCGGTTATCTTGAAGAAACTGCAGTCTATACTTATAGTAATATTTTAGACCATATGGATCAAGAGGGAACACATCTTCATCAAGAATGGAAAAATTTACCTGCCCCGGAAATTGCAACAGTCTATTGGAATCTCGATCCGAAAAAAGCAAAATGGCAAGATTGTCTAGAACATATGCTTGCTGATGAAGCACATCATCGAGATGTAAACCACACTTTTGCAGAACTACCAAGAAATGCCCCAAATCCTTTCATTGAAGAACATTTTAAAAATTTTGATGCTGCAGTACGTCGCAAGTATCATTTACAAATGAAATCATCAGAACACAGAAAAGAATCTGACAAACCATTGCTTTAATATTTACGAACATTTGGAGGTGGAATGGAACCGTTCATATTCATTTGAAGTAGCGGTAATTCTCCTAAATCAGATGTGAAAGTAATGTAGTTAATAGAAGATCCATTTGTCATCGCTTCTTTGGTAACATCAACAGTATCGACATTCTCCAATGCTTCTAAAGCGTATTTCAAGTCGTAGGTAGATGTATTGTATTTTAAAAATTCAGTTTCTGCAGAAACTCCACTTAATCTTGGTTTTCCACCATTCTCTACCGTATAGGTAGAACTATAATCCATAGTCAAAGAGAAATTTCCATCAATTCCACCAAGGAACAATATTGATTGAATTTCGTATTGGACACCATTGTAGATAGCTTTCTCACCATCAGCATACCATTCATGAATACCATCAACTACAGACTATCTGAACTCCACAATTTGGTGAAGAAAACATCTGCCCCTTCACCTGATGATGCATCCTATTCCTTCACATGGAGCTGGAGTTTGTCCATCACTTACGGAGGAAGCAGTAGAGGAGTCATCTTTATTATCTTTGACAAGAGCAAGATTTCGAAGTGGGTTACTAATATAAAAAGGAATTGTTTGAATTCGTGGAGCGTCAGCTAACGTAAAATATACCATTGTTTTTTGGATAATTGTTTCTACTATTACGAAAGATTTTTTTTTTAAATTTAATTTTTGTTAGTAAATTATACTTGCGAAAGTGGAGGAATCATTATTAAGGACGAGGGCAACGATTTGGTCTAGGGAAAATAACGTTAAATTAGTTCTTTTTTTTTATAAAAAACTAGAAATCTATTGTTTTCGCAAAAACAACAATAGTTCATACAAATTAAATTTATTGTCCTGTGGGGAGGTTGGGCGGGACACATTTATTTTACCGCTATTCCTGTGTGCTTTTTTCCGCTGGGCTTTTGTCACCTACGGAGGGAGCAGTAGAGGAGTCATCTTTATTGTCTTTGACAAGAGCGAGATTTCGAAGTGGGTTACTAATATAAAAAGGAATTGTTTGAATTCGTGGAGCGTCAGCTAACGTAAAATATACCATTGTTTTTTGGATAATTGTTTCTACTATTACGAAAGATTTTTTTTTTTTAATTTAATGTTTGTTGAGTAAATTATACTTGCGAAAGTCGAGGAATCATCCTTAAGGACGAGGACAACGATTTGGTCTAGAGAAAATAACGTTAAATTAGTTCTTTTTTTTTAACTCGATTTTTTTGAATTTATTTGAAAGAGATGAACTCTTTAGGAATGGATTTTTCAAAAAACCATAATTTTTTTTCTACATCCCATTTTCCACCTGCTTCTTTTACAAGATCTCGTTTGTCATAGTTGACATTCACATAGTTTCTTTTTGGTGGTGAAAGCCATTTTTCAAACTTATGTTTTGATTCACTAGAGGTGATCCATGATTTCATATCGTTATTCCAGATTGCACCTTTTTCTTTTATGATATCTTTTTCATCGAAAGGTACATATAAACGAGTGAGTTCAAATCGTTCGAGTTTTTCATTTTTTTTTTCAATAAACCAGAGTTTTTTTTCGACATCCCATTGACCTCCAAGTTCTTTTACTATCATTTTCTCGGAAAATGGAACAACAAGATAAATTCTGGTCATTTATTTTTTGTCATAAGAGAGATAACAAAATCATTTTTTAAAAAAATATTGGAGAAAGAAAAAAATGATTAAAAAAAAATAATATAGTAACAAACTAAAAAAAGAAATGAGTGGTGTATATGATGTGCTTGTTGAAAAAACTTGGAAAAACAATGAAGAAAAAATTTATGATTTGAAAACGACATACTATGAAGATGATAGAATTGAATCAATTTTATGTAGTTTGTTAAAAAATGAATGGAAAGTAAAACCTGATTATAAAGAACATTTAATTCATTTACAAACAAATCAATCTCGTGGTAAAGATTATCCGCTATTACATCAAGAATATTTTAAGTTTTTGATGCAAAATATTTCAAAGGTGGAGGAAATATTAAAAAAATACGAAAATGAGTCGTCATTTACACTTTCTTATTTTGGTTTGGAGACATTACAGAATAAATATTTGATTAAAACTCATGATGGATTTCAGGAAAACTTGGAATATTTTTGGATGAGAATTGCAACATTTTTACACCGAAATGACTGGGAATCTGTTGAACGGATGTATTTCAATTTAAAAAAAGGTAATTATACACATGCAACACCAACCTTGTTTAATGCCGGTACACCTAATTGTCAAATGGCAAGTTGCTTCTTACTAGGTTCGGAAGACAATTTAAATGCAATTTTTGAAAGTATTTCCGATTGTGCCATGATAAGTAAATATGCTGGAGGTATTGGACTGCACGTTCATAATATTCGTCCTGCATCGTCTTATATCCATGGAACAAATGGGACTTCTAATGGTATTGTTCCCATGTTGAAAGTATACAATGATACAGCTCGGTATGTCGATCAAGGTGGAGGAAAAAGAAATGGAGCATTTGCAATTTATTTGGAACCATGGCATGCCGATATTTTAGATTTTTTAATGTTGAAAAAAAATATTGGTAGTGATGAAATTCGTGCTAGGGATTTATTTTATAGTTTGTGGATATCGGATGTGTTTATGGATTGTGTTGAAAATAATAAAATTTGGTATTTGATGAATCCGGCAGAATGTGTTGGCTTATCGGATAGTTGGGGTTCAGAGTTTCGGGAGAAATATTACCATTATGTGGAACGTGAAATGTATGTGAAAACAATCATGGCTCGAGAGTTATGGATAGAAATTGTCAAAATCCAGATTGAGACTGGAACACCATATATGATGTTTAAAGATACTTGTAATCGTTTATCGAATCAACAAAATTTAGGTACAATCAAATCTTCCAATCTATGTACAGAAATTATACAATATTCCGATTTTAGGGAGTATGCTGTTTGTAATTTAGCGTCCATTGCATTACCAAAATGTCTTGAGAAAAATAAAAATATTGCATTACTCGAAAACGTCACAGTCTTGGGAAAACAAAATTGCTCTTATTGTAAAGTAGTACGTTATCTTCTTCAATTTCATAATTTAGAATATACATATGAAGAAGATATTCGTTTGGAAGACGAACGATTGAAAACCAAAACGTTTCCAAATATTTATGTGGAGTTAAAAAACAAGAAAGGAAAACAATTTGTTGGTGGATTTACAGAAATGTGGGAAAAATATCTCTGTCCTGAATTTAATTTTGAAAAATTATCTCAAATGGTCAAAGACTTGGTATCGAACTTGAATCAAGTTATCGATAAAAATATGTATCCTTTGGAAAAAATGAAGGCAAATCTCAAACATCGACCACTTGGAATTGGTGTTCAAGGGCTGGCGGATTGTTTTATGGAACTTCTATTACCCTATGACCATAAGAAATCCCGAATTTTAAATTCGAAAATTTTTGAATGTATGTATTTTAGTGCATTGGAACAATCGATGGACTTGGCAAAAAAAGATGGAAAACCTTATGATTCATTCCATGGAAGCCCCTTATCGAAGGGCTTGTTTCATTTTGATTTATACGAAGATTCGGAAAAATGGAAGTCATCTTACAAATTTCAATATGATTGGGAAACCTTGCGTAGACAAGTTGTAGAACATGGTGTCAAAAATAGTTTATTCATTGCTCCTATGCCAACAGCGTCAACTAGTCAAATCCTTAACAATACAGAATCATTTGAATGTTTGATGAGTAATTTTTTTCTTCGTCGTACACAAAACGGAGAATTCTATGTGATTAACAGAAACATGCAAAAAATATTAAAGGGTATTGATATTTGGGATAAAGATATGCATCAACGCTTAATTTATGATAAAGGGTCCGTCCAGAAGAATAATCGTATTCCAAATTTCTTGAAAGAAATTTACCGCACAGTTTGGGAAATTCCACAAAAACATTGTATTGAAATGGCTGCTGAAAGACAACGATTTATTGACCAAAGTCAGTCCATGAATATTTATTTGACAGATCCATCGATTGAACATGTCACAAAAATTCTGTTTCATGGATGGCGTAACAAATTGAAAACTGGATGTTATTATGTCCGAACACGTTCCCTAAGTTCAGGACAAAATTTTGCACTAGATGCAACCACTGAAAAAAATTATGATTGCGAAAATTGTTCTGCATAATTTTTTTTCCTGGTAATAATAAAATGATTTTTGAAAGAAAAAAAGAGGATAATAAACATTTACATAAAATCGATTCTATTGCTTCCGGTGCATTTGGAAAAGTTGGTCTTTACGAAAATAATTTCGGAAGAAAGTTTGCAATTAAAATTGCCAAAAAAGATCCAAAAGGTTTGCTAAATGAATATAAAATTTTGAAATATTTAAAAAAAAAAAATATTTGCTCTAATTTTTTATGTATCCATGGAAAAATCCCTGATGAAACAAGACCCGCTATTGTTGTTGATTATTTAAAAAATTATGTTACTCTAACCAATAAACTTATCCTATCTTTACCCACTATTGATCGAAAAAAAATTGCTCACACGGTAATTGATCGTGTTGAATTATTACACAAAAACAAAGTCGTTCATAGTGATATCAAGCCACAAAATATTCTCGTAAACCCAATCACATTGGATGTTCGTTTACTTGATTTCGGTGGAGCAACTATTATAACTTCTTCAAAAACACTATATCATCCACGACATTATACTCGTGCTTATTTTGCAAAATGTCGAGAAAAAAATTCCTATACCGCACTTGAAATGATGCAAAATGATAATTGGGCGTTGGGTCTCACCCTACTTAAACTTCTTTTAGTTCGATCGAAAAGAAGACTGGAAAGAATCTCTACTCACAATTATCAACGAGCAAATCGCTATTTGCATCGGAAACTTAAAATTAAAAAAAACTTTTTCGAATGCTAATAACGATAATTTGGTCCATAACACCGATTGTAATACCGTGGAGCATACCTTGGATACGCGGAAGGGCAATAGTTTGAATATGGATTATAATAAGGATCATAACAATAATTAAACGAAGGTCTGTAATTGTAAACATCTGATGGTATCCACGAATAACCAAATTGAGGTGGTGGAATGACGGCTTGACGAGGTAAAACGTCAAGTTCTTGAATATGAACATTGTTCACGTTATGAATAACTGGACTTCCTTCTGGTAAAGAATAACGACTCATATTTGGTATGTTTGTATTTTGCCCTACAGCAGAAGGTGATACGGGATGCGGACTCTGTGTGTTTTCCATTTTATATATAGAAAAATTTTTATTTTTCAACAATATGTGCTAGACAACTAAAACCGTTTTTTTCAAATTTGATTTCATTAATTTTTATTGACAATAAATCACCATCAGTATATATCATTTCATTCTTCGTATTTTTCAGTACAAATGAATTATTATCTTTTTCCAAAACATAATGTTCTGGCATATAAGTGTTTGGAATCAAAATACGAATTTGCTCCTCTGCATAAAATATTCCATACGAAGTCAATTTTGTAATAAAAATATTTAGTACATCATTTACATTTGGCATGTATCGTTCAATTTTCACTTCCACCGTAAATATAATAAAAGTACTGTTTTCCATAATACGACTGTCTTTCACATTTTCAATTGCGTCAATTGATTTGATGATACCAATTGACTCATTGGCTGATTTTTCTAAATTTTGTCGAAGCTTTGATAACAAATAAGCTTCATAATTGTCGTTCACATTTTCAGGCTCAAGATAGACTTTTGTTTCTACAATCGTCTTTTCATATTCCATGTTTCCCTTTCATAGGGTTTTCGCTCATAAATCATTTTTTATTTGAAAAAATGATTTTTTTAAACATTTTCAAAAAAATTTAAATATATCAATCATTTACTCCGATACAATTTATTTTGCTATCAAAATTCTGATTTTATAAATATAAAAAATTGATTTTTCAATAAATTTTTTCTAGACACAAAATGTCATCATTAGATTTATTAGTTTCTAAAGCTGTCAACAATGCTATCGACAAATATATGACTGTTTTTTTAAACATTGTTTCCGAAAAATATTCGATTGATTCCGATGAATTACATGCATTGTTTCGACAAAATGGTTCTTTTACAACTAGTGGTAGTTCAATTACCTCAAACAATAGTTCCACGGAATATGAAAAAATGACATTGAAAGAACTTCGTGAACTTTGTAAAAGTAAAAATATCAAAAAAGTTTCTATGAAACGAAAAGGTGAACTTGTCGATTTGTTGAATGATTTTGATCAGAATTCGGTTAATGCAGTTGCAGATAACATGTCTCATACTAACTCAATTTCTGATTCTGAAAGTGAGGATTTTCCCTCCGAAACCACTGATCTAAATGCTCAACAACTTGCACCACTTGAACAAATGATCGATTCGTTTGCAAATTCTTCGAACCCCGATACGAATCTCCCCCCTGTTCAGAATGTAACAACTGAAGAACCTCAACAAGAGCTTCAACAACAGGTTCAACCAGAATCTCAACCAGAAGTTCAACAACAGGTTCAACCAGAATCTCAACAAGAAGTTCAAGAAGTGCAACAAGAAGTTCAACAAGAAGTTCAAGAAGTTCAAGAAGTGCAACAAGAAGTTCAACAAGAAGCTCAAGAAGTTCAACAAGAAGCTCAAGAAGTTCAAGAAGAAGTTCAACAAGTGCAACAAGAAGTTCAACAAGAAGTTCAACAAGAAGTTCAAGAAGTGCAAGAAGAAGTTCAACAAGAAGTACAACAAGAGGTTCAAGAAAATTTTGTAATTCCTGAGGAAAATGTTGAAACCAATGAATTAACAAGACAAAATATATCTACTGAAACTGTTACTGATAATTATTCAAAAATGAACGTTGATGCATTGAAAAAATTGTGTAAAGAACGATTGATAAAGGGTATTCGTGGAAAAAATAAAAAACAGTTAATTGAACTTTTGTCACAACCCTCAGGAAAACAGAGATGTAATTCCATGATTGATTTAGAGGAAGATGCAAGACAAATCCGAACTTCTGTCGAAGGTCAAGATGAAAATATAGAGCAAGTTACTGAGGAAGTAAATTATTATCGTTTGACAATGGAGGAGTTACGCAATGTCTGTAAAATTCGAGGAGTTGATGTACGTAACAAAAAAAAGAATGACTTAATCGAAACGTTGACACAATTTGAAAGACATGAGGAAAATTTTGATAATGCACTTATTGATGATAGTGACATTTTTTAAAAAAAAAAACTTTTAATAAAGATGTCTTCTAACAAATATATTTCTCCTTACACGACCTCGTCTCCGGTTCATTATATAAATAATAAAGATTTTTCTTTAGTGGAATCACCTGATTTCTTTCGAGCTGGTTGTGGTTGGGAAAGTTTAGATCCCAGGACTTTTAATTCACCTAGAGCGCAAAGATTATCGTTTGATCGTCCACCAATAAAAACAAAAAATACTTTACCCCTGGAAGGAATTTATACAAAAGAAAATGTAGCTGGTGTTTACACAGGATTTTATCCAGATTATGCTTCAATAAAAGGAGGAAATATTATATATTACACTGATAAAAATTTTTCTGCACCATATGGATATCCAAATCATGTGTTACCAAGTAAAGTAACACCAACAATATTTACAGATCCTATGGAAACCAAATCAACAATTTATCTATTAGAACCCTTGTTCCAGAAAAACAATAATCTTTTTCCTTATTCATTCGATCAAGATCAAGTAAAATTTCGTGAGGATATCATGTCAAGACAAACAAGAAACATGAATAAGAACTCTTATCAAAGTTATTATTTTTTTAAAGAAAATTAAAGTCAATAAAATTTAATTCATCAAGTATAAGGATATTAATTCACAATCATTGTCAGACAAAAAATCTAAACTATCAACTTTTTTTACAGTACAACAATCTAATAAGCCTTGGTTAAGTTTTGATGAAAATATTTCAAGTTTACAATATAAAAATGAAAACATGATAAATCTATTATTACAAAATATTTTTTTTTCAATTGATTTTTTTTCAATTGAAAAGTTATTTTTTTAGAAAAAGTATTGATTCAATATTATTTTTTTTCAATTGAATATTTATAGTTGAACTCTTAAATATAATTATTATAAATTGCTAAGTATCTCTTTGATAATCCTTTATTTGGCAAAAGAACAATATTTCCATCACAATGAAGCTCCTCCAATGTTTTACTCACAAGTTTACATATTTCCTCATGATATTTATTACGATTATCTGTTTTATTAATATTTACCGATTTAATTATACTATTCTTAAAATTTAACTGTGAGCACAGATAATTTATCCATCCTTCTCTTTCTATGTTTACGATAATCAATTTCTCTGGTCTTTCCTTAAAATAATGCAATATTTCCAGATGATACTTTTCTCTCTTGTGTATCCATTCAATACATTTTTTTCTTGTATATGGATATGCCCAATTTGGTCTCTTAGGTTCGCGTAATCCATGTTTGAATCGAGATATTAACCATTTATCTAATTCTCTAACGTTCAATATAAAAATAGCATTCTTATACATTAAATCTAACTTTTTGAAATCATTAAGAGTACCACAATCTGAAAAACAAGTTATTTATCAGTTTCCCAATAAACTGTGTGTTGAGATGTTAGATTGTTTTTAAGAAATATATTATGAAAAGTTGTTGTAGCTGTTTTGTTGAATCCGATAACGAAATATTTGTCAAATAATTTATTCATCATATCTATATACTATAAACATTTTTTTTACGCTACTAAAGTTTAATACTTCTAGTATTGAAAATAAAAACCAGATTTAAACAAGATGCTTTAATAAAAGTTAAAATATTGTTAATAAATGTTTGCTTCAGATTATCATACAGTTGAAAATGAAAAAATATCATTTCAACGGCTTGTTGCCGTCACAGTAATTTATTTCTTTTTATAGGTAATCATTCCACTTTTTAGTTTCGTCCGAACATATACAACACCCTTATAAACAAATTTTCTAACGCCTTTTTCCCTTGCTGCTAACATTTTAGTAAAATACGCGTTTAATTTACGAGGAACCTCTTTTTTTTTAACCATTTTTTTTACATAAAAAAAAAATTAATTTAAAAGATTAAAATTTTTAGAGATTTCTTGTATCAATTGTGAAATCTTTTCTCGTAATTTGCTCCATAATTTTCTTAAAATCATCATTCCCTGCAGAATCCATCATTACAATTTCTTCGTCGAGTACCGTATTTTCAGAAAACTTTTCTATATTATTCCGAATATCTTTTTCTAAATTTGTCAGAGTTTCAAATCTTTTTCCACTTCGAGAAAATGCTTCAACTGTTTTCTTTTGACAATCGATAAAAATTAAACAACGAACCCCGTCAAGTTTTCGACTGATAAACCACTGATTTTCATTTTCTATTAAACCTTCCTTATAATTATTGGCCAAAGATACAAAATAACGTGGAAAAAGATCAGGAAAAATTGTTTCCAACGTGGTCACATTGACTCGAATTTTTAGAAAAAGTTTTTGATTCAATATTAATTTTTTTTCAATTGAATAATTATTTTTTTAGAAAAAGTTTTTGATTCAATATTAATTTTTTTTCAATTGAATAATTATTTTTTTTTGAAAAGTTTTTGATTCAATATTAATTTTTTTTCAATTGAATAATTATTTTTTTTTGAAAAGTTTTTGATTCAATATTATTTTTTTTTGAAAAACTTTTGAATAATTTTTTTTACAAAAACTTTTGAATACATTTGTTTTCAAATAGATTTCTTGATTGTTCTAATGTCAAATTTTCTTTATTTTTAAAGTGAGTATTGATATGGTCATGTAATTTGAAAATATAGTCTGATAATTTCTTTTTTGACTTTAGTGCAGATTTGATAGGATGTTTTTGTAGGTATTCTGAGTAATGCTGTTGACAAATCTTGCATGGAAGAACAAAACGTAAGGAATCAAAAAATTTTAGGTAATGTTGTTGATCTCGTAGTGTTGGAGAGTCAGGGTAGGTATATGAGACACAATGCAAAAACATCCATGCATGACTTCCCCAAAGTTCTGGGTTCCGATAGTTGTTATGGAACATGTTTTGTTTAAAGGAGTGATAATTTATTTTGTAGAGAAAATATTTTCAACCTCTGTATTTTTTTTTAGAGTATAAAAAGATTGATCACGTTGATGGAAGCTATTTTTGTAAATGTCAACAAAAGTACAAAGAATTTTTTGGCAACAATAACGAGTGATACCATGTTTATGAAAAAAATCTGGGTTTAAATTAGATTGCCCAATATCATTAATTTCATTTGATAAATCGCCTAAAATGCCATTACAAGTAAAACAACGAATAGGTATCATTTTTTTCCAATTGTGAAAAAAAAAATGATTTATCAAATTTTAATTTAAACGTTTAAAGTTTTGATGAAAAATGAAAATAATAAAACCCATCAAGGTTCGTGAAAGTGATCTTTTTCAGTTAAAATGTTCAGATAGAGAGCTTTTACGTACTGGAATACCAAAAGACAATAATTCTTTTTTTTATTCTTTATTTTATTTCAGTTTAGATTTTCGTAATATGAATGCTTTAGAAAAGGACGAGTTTATTCTGGAACAAAGGAAAAGAATTATTGATTCCATTTCAAAAGACCGATATTTTCATGAATGTGAGACGATAAAAGAACAAATTGTGGAGCATTTACGTGTTATTGTATATCGTTTAGAAGGGATTTTGAAAGATGATGAGATATTTTCTAGTTATAACATTGAACGAAAAAATTTGCAAATTATCCATGATCTTTTATCAACGAATTGTTTTGACATGAAAATCATTCGTAAAGTGGAGGAGCAAATGGAAGAGAATGAACAGACTTCATTAGAAGAACTTGAAAAGAATTTACAGGATTTAGTATGCAAAGCGATTCAGGTGGAGATACAAGAGATTGAGAAAGATATTCCCGTTGTTGAACAAATGGATGTTACAAAGCGAGAAAAAACTATAAAAATTTTATTGGATACATTCAACATATTTTTAGAGTATGTAAAGGATTGTTGTTTTGAAAATTTTAAGGATAGTTTTAAAACGAATGAGAATTGGTTGAACATTGATGATGTTTTATTTTTATTACAAAATTGTGACTTTCCTGTGAATGTTTTCCTAGTGGATGCAACAACTGGTATGCCATATCAGTATCGACATGATTTTGATTCAAATAAGGAGACAATTTTATTACTATATTTTAATGATTATCATTATGAAATACTGGGTCAGAAAATACAAAATAAATTATGTCGAAATTTTGATGCCAACCAAGAAGTCGTTCAGGAAATTCGCAAAACATTTGCATAATATGTTAAAAAAAAAAAAGTTCTAAATAAAATTACAATGAATCATTTCCGTGTGTATCGTAATACGATGGGAAAAACCAAAATGCAAAGTTATGTCTTAGCAAAGACTGGTCCAATGGTCTTGGATGCATTAATTGATATCAAAGACAATATTGATCCTACATTGTCTTTTCGAAGATCCTGTCGCGAAGGTATATGTGGATCTTGTGCAATGAATATTAATGGGAAAAATGGACTTGCTTGTTTAACACCAGTTACCTCAAAAATGACAATTTATCCGTTACCACATATGAAGGTGATTCGAGATCTTATTCCAGATATGCGAAATTTTTATAAACAGTATAAAGATATAAAACCATGGTTAATCTCGAAAAAAACTGACTTTCAGTCTGAACATTTACAATCCATTGAAGACCGAAAAAAACTTGATGGCATGTATGAGTGTATATTATGTGCCTGTTGTTCGACTTCTTGTCCAAGTTATTGGTGGAATAATGATGAATATTTAGGACCAGCAGTTTTGATGCAAGCATATCGATGGATTGAAGATTCTCGTGACGATCATACAAATGCTCGTCTTGATTATGTTGATGACGCGATGAAACTTTATAAATGTAAAAGTATCATGAATTGTACGAATGCTTGTCCAAAAGGGTTGAATCCTGCAAAAGCAATTGGTGAATTGAAGCGAAGGGTCGGTTAAGGAACATTAATAGTTTACTTTTTTTTGGTAAGATAGTTTTCAAATAAATGTGTAACTTGACAATGATGTAATGACTGAAGAACATTGGAACAAAGCAAGTATTCTGGAGAGTCTTTTCGTAAATATCTATCCTTGCAATATTTTTGGTAAACATTTTCAATATTTTTGCATGGAGTCATTTGTTTTCTATATAGAAAACAAAAAAAAAAAATTAATTTTATAGGACATGAAGTTGATTTCGATCATTTGGTACAAATTCATAAATAGTGATATCATAATCTAAAAAAGCATTTCTGTTATAGGAAAGATTTTTAGTCATGATCATTTGTTGTATGTCATTTTTGGACATTCGATAAGATATACTAATCCAAGAGGGAATGTTTAAGCTATCTGTCAAATAAGATATTTTATTTCGAACATCATATACCATAAAAAAGGAATTATTTGGATCAACTGTATTTTCATAAATGTAGTATTGTTTTATTTGTTGTAGTGTTTTATCAAAAATTTCATTATAAGTAGAGTCAAATTCATAAATTAAACGAAGTAATTCTTCAGGCAAGTCAAAAAACATTTTATTAAAATCATTTTATTTCTTCTACAATATTTTCAAGTCGTTGTGTTGGATAAATTTCAAAATGTGACAACGTTTTGTCATAAGAACATGATTGATAGGTCTTTAGTTTTTTATCACAAAGATTTTCCATATGTTTTGATAAATTGTCACAATGTGGATAATTTAAAGTCAAAATTTTTGATGATCGTAATTTTTTCATTCTTCGTTGGTACACATTTTGTACTTCTTGAATTAAATCTTCCATGGACATTTCTGGATTTTTTGCATGTCTATATTCAAACGCACGTTTTAAATTATACGAGGACAAAAGGTCCGCATTCCGAATAATATCAAAACATTTAAAATCCTTATCAAGAGGTACGACTTCTGGAACTGTAAAATTTAATTGTGAACTACTTGCTTTAACAGTTTTCGAAAACGAAATGTTATCAATATAAAGGACTGTTCGAGCAATAATCGACATGTCACTTTCCACTTTCGAAAGTTCATTGATTAATGTTTCTATTCTATTTTCACAGACATACTTTCTATCTACAATATCATGAAACAATGAACCTAAAATCACAATTTTTTTCTGTCTTTGATCAAGTGAAACATCTTTCATCAATTCTTTGCTATAAAATAATACTTCATGACTATGAACTTCATTGTGAGAATTATCAATTTTATGATGTTTACAAAACGACTTGATATTTGTCATGGATTGAGATACCAAAGACTGAAATCCAAAAATGGAAGAAATTGTGCATAACAACAAAAATAATCTCATCATTTTCAAGAAATAAATTGTACCTTTTAAATAAGTTTTTGTGATAAAATACTTTTATTTTAAAGATGATTTACTTTGATAGGTAAGAAGATCAATTTTATTTGTTCCACGCCAATTGGCAAGGTTATCTGGATCAAAGGGGTCACCCGTTTCATCATAATACCGGTATTCATTTTCAAAAGGATTAACATGATTTGTCAGTGAATAAATGGAGATTTTTTTTTTCTTTGGTAAAAGTAGTTTTTGAAAAAAATTTTGAAAACTTGTACATGTTTGGAGAAAAAAGTTTTTTTGTTTCTTATCCGACATGATTTGAAACAGTCATGAAAAATTAATTTTGTTCACTTTTTCTTCATGCATAAATTGATAAAATAAAATTTAACATTGCGAAAAAACTCAAGACAGACAAAATAGTAATATTTGCAACAGTTCCTAGAAAAATTGTGTATGAAAATGAAGGTATGACAACATCCGTAATGGTATCACCACTTTGTTTGTAATATACATTGCAAGTATAATTTCCCTCACCATAATAGTTTGTAACCTTGGTGGGATATGTTTTGCTGTTGCCATTAGAGTCAATATAATCAAACGTGAAAACACAAACGTTTCCTCGAAGACAAACAGCAGATCCCTGTGTTTTTTTAAATGTCATGTACTGGTTGACGGAGTATCCAAGAAGGACAAGTAGGAGAACAAATACTGCTAATGAAAAGAATAAAATAAAGTAAAAAGCGGCGTCTTTTTTCTTCATATTGCTAAAATAATTTTTCATTGTAACCAAAGAGTTTTTCATATTTATTATGAAGAAAAAAAAAATTAAATATATAAATGTTGAAATGTCTTTTCTTTTTCAAATTCTTTCAAGAAAAGAGATAACATCTTCGAATCTATTGTGACGGGAAATGAGAAAGGAAAATATTTTTCTGGAAGTGAAAAACTAACAGGAAGAGAATTTTGATTATTGACAAGAAAGATTGTTTTACTAATAATTTCTTGAACAGCTTTGTCTAGTAATCGAATTCCCTTGTCATTTTCCGATTGAACCTTTTGAACAATATCACGTGCAATAGAATCATCAATACAAATATCTTCAGACTTCAATTTCATATTTTTTAACAATTTTGGTAAAATGTATTTTTGAATGATTTGTATTTTATCATCCAAGTTATATCCTTTCACATTAATATAATGTATTCTATCTGCCAAAGCCTTACTATCTGGCTTTTCGTTCATAGAATAAATGAACCACAAAGATGATAAATCAATATCAATTTCATTGAAATAATTATCCTGAAACTTGTGGTTTTGAGAAAAGTCAGTCATATGAAGCATTGTATTGACAATCTCTTCATTTCCGTTAATCTTGTCCAATTCATCAAAAAATAGGATTCCATTTTTAGATTTCATTTGCATCATTGATTGTGCAATAGAACCAGGCTTTGACCCTACATAAGTTGATTCATGACCTTTCATACTATCCGCATGTATTAATCCTCCAAGTGCAATGTGAACAAAAGGTAAAGATAAAATTTTTGATAAGGAAAGAGCAATGCTAGTTTTTCCGACTCCAGGATCACCCACAAGTCCCAATGAACATCCACGCATGACTGGATTATGAAAACGGTTATTTAAGAACAAAAGAATTTGTTCCTTGACATTTTCCATTCCATACAGTTCTTCATCTAAAAAATAACGTATATCCTGTAACTGTTTTGTAATATTATCTGTTTGAATGTTGACAAAATTATTGAAAGGTAGTTTTAAAGCATTTTGTAACCAAGTTTTTTGTTTAAAGTATTCTTCATCTCGATATTCTGAATTTTCCAAATCCTTGTATTTTTTATACAAAATAATTTTATGATGTTGGTCTGCATTTAATTCTACAATTTCTTTTTTAATTTGAAGAGATTCATCCATGGACTCTACTTGTTTATTTAATTCTGTCAACTTTTCACGTGAATCTTTAAAGAACAAGGTTTCTTTACGAATGGTTTTTATTTTTTCATTAATTGTAGTTTTCATTTCCAAACGTTCTTCTGAATTATAAACACATGACTTGTAAATGTAATACAATTCAAATAACTCTACCTTGTCTTTTATCTTACACTTTAGATTCAGTATAGTTTGCAATAACGGTGTTTTCTTCTGTAACTTTTCCAATAAAGAATTGAATTTTTTTTGTAATATTTCATCATTTTGAATTTGGATTGGAATTTGGTACTCTTCTTCAATATCGGATTCTAAATCATCAATTTCTTCGATATCGTCTTGACTATCCGTGTTTTCCTCTGTCGTTCCTTTTTTCTTGGGACGTCTTAATGTTCCAATGAATTTTTCCGTCAACATGGTTGAAATTTTCGATATCGAAGTATCTATATCATTAGTTTCAACATGTGATTTATTCAAAGCTTCTTTGGAACGTGTCACTACCATTTTTGATTGAATTAAAAATAAAAAAAATTCAATTTTTCTAAATGTAAAATGTTTTTCACTTTTGTCATGTTAATGTTGGAGTTTTTCGAGTTTCGTTTCAATACAAGATTTTTTTTTGAGAATTTAATTGAGTTTTAATATAAATGATTCAAACTCTTGAAAAATATCTTTTTTACTGGTACATGAAAAACTTATATGAAAAAGAATGTCACCTATATTTCCCAACATTTTCACATGCACCAAAATATCTTAACTTTGCTTATCCCGATTTTTCGATTGAATATTATGTCACTTCACTTTGTCCTCAAAAAGATATTTCTATCAAAGGAATCATTCCAATGTCTAAAGTAGTTTTTTTCAGTATCACATTTTATTATGCAGATGGCTTGCCGTATCACACCAAGTCCGATATCGATTTGGGGCATACTCCGAAAAATTCAAATAAATTAATTCCTTATGAATTTACTATTTCTATAAAAAAACCTTCTGCCATGATTGTGCGATTTTATAGGAAGGACACAAATGAATCTTTTGAAAAATTTCTACCAAAATTTTCTATTGAAAAAAAAATCGTTTCCGATCGTAAGAAACGATCCATGGAACTACAACATGATTTGGAAAAACGCATTTTGGAGCGAAATAAAAAACTTGTTCGCACAATTGAATTTGACTCGGAGTTTTTTAAACCTGCAAAAGCCAATCTGGAATCTCTTTTTCCAAACGCGTTTGCTGAATATCTTATTGCCAAACCAAAATTTCCTTTTGGATATATCGAAATAAAAACACCAGAATATTCTTTACATGGCTTTCGCTTTATTGGATTTATGGCTTCCAACTATATGACGACAGAAACAGATGATAGCTTTTCATGTTCAAAGCCAAATACAAAATATCGGATTTGGTTTTGCCATCATGACAAGAATAAAATAAAAGTCAGTTCACCAAATGAACATGTGATTCAGTGGAATGTTGAAAATAAATATCCTCTTCTTGTTTATCGTCAAGTTTCGATGAAAGAAAGTGTGTTGTCAACCTACTCCGAACCTTTGAAGAAACCACAATTACTTTCAATTATGAACTATCCTCAAATCTATTATGATACAAAATAAATCGATCGTTTGGTAATTCATAACATTTATATGTAGTGGTTTCATAGCTTTCTAAACACTTGCCATTTCCCATAGTTGGGTAGCAAGGATATCTTTTATTATCTGCATTATATCGATATGGAATACGAAGAAAGTCTTTGCTTTGTTTATCACGTTCAAACAAATATTCAACTGATTTCAGATCGTAAGTATTTCCATCACTTCCAAGAACTGGATTTTCAATCTTAAAGCCAAATAAGTCATATTCTTGTTCTGGCGTTGATGTTGGGTTTCGTTGTCTCAAGGAATGTTCTATTTGCAATTTCTGGACAATACGGGTTTTGGATCCTTTACATTTCCGATGAAAGGTTCTCCAGAAAAAAGAACACAAAGTTTTTTTGGAAATGTCAGCTAACAGTTTGGTATCTCGGGTTTCCAAATATTTTTGAATCTGCCGATTTTTAAAGGAATAATTTTTCATTTGCACTCCATTCCTCCACTCCATGAGAGGCGAAGTAGAAAATCCATTCCAAAACCTTTCATTTTTGAAAACACCTTTAAAACACAATTGTCTTTTTTCATTATAATATGATTCTTTTCCATCAAAAATATATCCATTATAAAACTCACCACAATGAATGACATTGCATTCAGAATATAAACACCCTTTTCCATGAAATTTTCCATTCATCACATCACCTTGATATTTAGGATTTTTGCTGGAATAAATTGTAAAAATGGTGATATTTTTTAATGATAATTTCTTATCAAAAGGTAAACCTTGTTTCCAGTCACCATGAAAACATATTTTGTTTGATGGACTAAACATAGTACCTTTTCCATGAAAAGTTTCATTTCTAACTTGTCCTATATAAAGTACTTTATTTGTATTTGTGGACAAAGGATGATAATATACAGAACCACAGAATGGATGACCTTGATGAAATTCCCCGTAGAATTTTTTCATATCGTTTCCATAAAAAAGTGTACCTGTTCCATGTTTTTTACCATGTAACCATTGTCCTTGGTAAGACTTGGTTAAATCATTGTGCGTATCCCAAATATTTTCTTGAAAAAGAGAGTTCATGTTCCATTCAATACCAAAACCACTTCTTTGATTATATTGAAAATTGCCACTATATTGCATAATTTCGCCATAGATGGGACAAAACTTGAATTCATTTCCATATCCATGTCGTTGTCCATGTTTCCATGAGCCATGATAGACTAAATGGGAAAATTCATTAAATTCTTTTCCTATACCATGCCGTCTGCCATGTAAAAATCCACCATGGTAGTATAAGCTTCCTGAGTCAATATTAATTCTATCTGAACTGTGAGTAAAACCAAAAAAAATAGTGGTTCCTTCAAAGTCATGCCATTTGCCATTAAAAACACATCGATCATTATTCCAAATTTGACAGTCACCATGATATTTTCCATTTTTCCAAAATCCTCGATAGGAATGTTGGGAATGAAAGGATTCGCCAAATCCATTGGGAAAATCATTTCGGAAAGTTCCAGTAAATGTAATATTGCCGTTGAGATCATAGGTAGTACCTTCACCATGTCGTTTATTATCCAAAAATTCTCCATAATAAATTACTTTCATGTCAAAGTCATTGTCATTTGGTAAATAGTACAGTCGACCACATCCATTTGCTTTTCCATGTAATACTTCTCCTTCGTAAAAGGAGAATTCCGAGGGAAAGTCGAGTCGTTGAAAAGGATTGATTTTATTTTTCTGATAATAAAATCTTTTTATTAATGTTCCTTCTTTATCATATTGTTTTATTGGATACTTTTGATTAAAAAAAGCAAGTGTTGAATCAGCAATGTCATAATAAAGTTGTTTTTTTTTTCGATGAGATGACACTCCTTGATATTTCACGTTTCCATTCAGATGATAAGTTTTTAACATGATATATTGAAAGTTGATTGCTTTTTTGAAGAGAATCAAGTTTTCAAATTAAGAGAATTGTGATGCATCATATTCTAGTATGGTGCCTGATTCTCTTGGTAAATGTTTGGGCATGCTAGCTTTTAGAGTTTTTATTTCGGAAGAAAAAATAATATCACGGGATAATACCGTTTTTGCAGTTTCTTCATCCATATAGGTTACATATTTGACATTCGACGGTCGACATAATTTTTTATAGGTATGATTGACTAATTTTGCAGTTTGACAATCTGGGATTTCTAGGTTGCCAACTGATCCTTTCATATTTTTGAACTTATTGAACTTGTCAGTGATTTGAATTGCCAAGTAGAATGGTGGTTCTTTGCGTAGTTTTTCATTTATTTGTAAAGCGTTCGAAGGATATTTTAAAAAAATATTCAACATGTTTTGGTTTTTAATAAAAAACTCTTCTAAAATAGATTTTCGAAAGTTTGTTGTATTTCTTTCGTTATTGACAAATCCTGCATATAATCGTGCAATCACATCAAGACAAGCTTTTTGGTTATCCAGCATTTTATGAATAAAGTGATTATTGTTGATATTTGGAATAGGTTTTATAAAACTTGGACCAATATTTTGATTTTGGTAAATTGTAATCATGGGCGATCCTGTGGAAGCAGGATCAAACGGTTCATGTCGTTTGGTAATGTATGGATAATCAATGAATTGTAGACTGACTGTATTTCGTACAAGCATTTCACCTAATGTTGGTTGATTGTTTTTGAGGAAGGCTTGAGCATATACAAAATTTTCAGGATCTCGTGCTGCATTATTTGGTTTGGATTCATCTGTATTTAAAATTTCATAAGTATCACAAAATTTATCCCAGTTTTGAGAGCAGTATTCTGCCATAAAATTTTGACAGGAAGGATTGTATGTACCATATAACAAGTTGGACGATTGAGAACCATGTAGAAATTGAGAACTCAATGTTGGGAATAAACAGTAGGTAAGAGGATTACTTGCGTCAAAAGGGGAAGTAATCTCATTCAACTGAGGACAAAATTTTTTCGATTTAACGTAATTGTGGCTCATTTATAATAAAAATTGTTTTTTTTTTTTAAAAAAGCAATTTAATAAATCATTTTGAATTATAGAAAATGGAAATATCTAAATTAAAAAAGAAACAGTTGGTGGAAATTGCGTCCTCCCGATTTCATCCCCAATGTCTTCGGAAATTATCGAAAGTACAATTGATTGAAAAAATTCAAAAATATCACATTCCAATACTTGTTAATTATAATGATGAAACTAGTAATAATATACTGATTGGTAAATGTAAACAATTTCCGGATTTTGTTCGTAAAGTTCATGGAAAAAATAAAGTGAGTTTGTTAAATTTTATTCGTTCAAAAGAAGAAGAAGAAAATGTTTATTCTGGTGCAATGGAAGAAAAAATTTTGGAGTGTTTTCAAAGTCAAGTACCCATTGAATTTGAAAAGGAATTCTTAAAAAATGAAATTCGCGATTGTCTTTAATCGTAAAATTTTTAAATTTAAAGTACATATTTTTTTTTTAAAAATCGAAAAATTCATATATTTATGTTTTCATAATAAAATCAGTTCGATTAATTAAAAAAATAATGAATAATTAGATATTATAATAATGTTTAATACAATAGTTACTACAATATACTGTATATCTGAAGCAACAAAAAAATTTTCATCTTTAAATATTTCAAAATGTCGACTTAATCCCGAATTAGTTCATATTTTTCTATAACTTCCTTTGGAATATTTATATTTTTTTTTTTTTTAAGAATAACCATTCTATCATCTTGTGTTTTTTCTATAATATCAAAATATTCTAATACAATATGATATTGTGGTCTATTTAAAAAATCATCAAAAGCAATTAAACAGCTATCTTTAATAACATCATAACATTTTAAACAACAAGCAACACGAAATCTTCCATCAATAAAAACTAAATCAATACTATCTTGTTGTTCTTTAGTTAATTTTCTTAGTTGATCGCTGTAGTTTATTTTTTGTATAATAGTAGCATTTTTACCAGGGTCACCCAAGTATTTGGTTGTGTGTCCATTTCATTATATATATAAGTTATTTTAGAGTTTACAATTTTTTGTTTTAATTTTTTTTGCCACCTGAACCATATTCAAAATAAACACTTATATTTTTCAAATATTGTTTATACATATTTTTATCATTTTGTAATAAATGAGCTTCCATATATTTTTGTATGTAGAAAAAATAAAAAAATTATAATAATTACGAAATAAATATTAAATAAAATTAATAAATTTTAAACTTATACCATTTTTTTTATTAAAGGATTTACCGATTGGTGTTTACATTTTTCATTTATGCTATCAATTGTATAATTGAATTTATTAATAGTCTTAATATCTAACTCATTGAGTTTGTAATATTCTAATCAATAAATCGAGTTTAAACATTATTTAGTATAGTATATATTTCTTTAATTTCGGCAAAGAAACGTAACTCTAAAGAATTTCCAACACGATTTCACGATCATTTTTTTTAATGGTGAAATTATAAACTCGGAAAGTCTTCAAAATAAATTTTCATTTCTTGTTTACTTTTATTTGAGATATCGCTCCATTGCAAGTATGATGAAATATCTTTTACTAAATCTTCACCAATATACAATGGATTTTTTCTTTTTAATTGTGTCGGAACATAGGGTTGAATCATAGACATACAGAATTTTTCGGTTAAGAAACAATCTTCCTTTTTTTCTTTTTTTTCTTTTTTTTCTTTTTCAATAAAAATATTTAATATACTTATGATTTCATCATTCTCATCTTGAGAAAAACGTGGATTGTCATTATTAAAAACTACTGTATCATAAGTACGTTGAGCATCTTCTAGACTGGAATATGATAATAAACGATGAACCCATTTAGGCTTATTATTTAAACAAGCGAAATCTAACGCTGTTTGATTATTATTATCTCTGATATTGATATCAAAACTTGGATTTTCTACCATGATCTTAAAAATTTCAATATTTTTCTTTTTTTCAAGATTATTGAAATAAGTGTTGTCATCATCGATAATAAAATGTAATACTGGACACCCGTATGAATTTTTTTTATTGAGATTCACCCTTGGATGTTTAAACAAAATTTGAAAAACTTCCATATCGTAACGAGAAGAATATTCAAGGTAACTGTGTAAAACAGTTTCACCAGACTCATTTTCTACATTAACATCAACTCTCGGATGATTTAACAACAGATTCAATGCAAAAGTATTACAATCGTTCATACAGCGATCTAAATCTGTATTACCCAAATCATCTAAAGGAATTATTGGATGCTGTAACAATAATTCTGTCGCTACATTTGCATGGTTTCCAATGGCGTTATGTAAGATAGCATTACATGCTCTTAGGTCTATTCGAGGGTGTTGTAACAATAGTTCAAATAACTCCATATTGTCTTTTTCAAGACATAAATTTAAGGGTGAGGATTTATCATCTAGGAGAATATTGTTACTATTAGGGTCGATCATTTCATGTTTTAATAACATGGTAGCTATTTCGTTATCATAATTATCTATCGCTCGATATAGTGGCGTTTCGTCATACTGATCTTTCAAATTGACATTAATTATTGGATGATTCAACAATGATTGGACCACGTCTACTTGATTTAATTCAATAGCAGTATGTAACGGAAAATCTTCATTTTCCACTATGAAATTTGGACTGATAGTTGGATCTTCCTTTAATACTTTCATAAATTTATGTAAAGTTTGAATTTTATTTTCTTTATCGAATCCATCCGATACATCAATTATAAAAGTTGAAGCGTCACTACGATACATTGGTTCGAATAGTTTGAAATCATTTTCAGACAGGAAACGTTTGAATTTAGGATCATCTTTTGAAATATAAGGACTCGCAATACATATATATTTATTTGAAGTTGTTCGATAGCGTTCAAAATGATCAAGGAACCACCTATTTTTTTCTTTTAAATCGGAAATCATATTTTCTTTTGCTGTTGGTAAACTGTAAACAAACGATTTAATATTGTATTCCTCAACAAAAGCATTTCTATTTTCGTATATAATATCTTTGATATTATGATGATGTCCACAATATATACCAACTTCAGCACTTCCCCATTGGTAATATTTGAAGATATTGGGATATTTAGTAAGTTCGTAGTTTCGTTTTATATTATTTCGGTCTATATTCATTATCTAACTATTTTTATTTTTTGATGTGCGTAAATACAGAAAATATAGACAATATTACTAAAAATATGTACTAATTTGGAAGATTATATAAAGATATTATTATTTTTTCATTATAATCCTGAAAAAAATCAATTTTTCACATTTGTCAGGTTCAAAAGTATACTATTTTCCTATAAAAAATGTCAAAACGTGCCCTTGCGGAAGGGGAGAAAATGTTCACTTTACAAAAAGAGCATCGCATTACGGAACAGGCTATCAAACGATACCTTGATATGCTTCAAGAAACAAAAACAGCGGAACCAACCCCAATGGATTACAAAAAAATAGAATCATCGTTAGAGACGGTGGAAGAAAAATTAAAAAACATGGAAAAACTATTAGCGAAAATTTACAAGAAACTCAAGTAAGAACCCGTTTTTTTATATAGAATCTCTCATCAGGATCGTGCTAATTTTTTTTTTCGTAAGATAACAGTTCCCTGTCTTTTTGCAATTCTTCCGATGCCCATCTTAAAGGTGCACCATGACTAAGTGCCATTTTTACGACCTCAATATCATTTTTCAACTCGTCGGATGCATGCAGTAAAGCATGCCCATGTTGTTGCACTGCAGCCAACACGATTTCCTTATCCTTTTTCAATTTATTGGAGGCATACTGTAAAGCATTACATTCCTGACTTACCGATGCCAACACGATTTCACGATTATTTTTAAGTTCTTTCGAGGTATAACCCAAAGCATATCCAAATTGAGTTACCGCTACTTTCACGACTTCAATATCATTTTTCAACTCGTCCGATGCATGGCATAAAGCATCCCCATATTGACTTACCGCTGCTAACACGATTTCACGATTATTTCGTAATTCTTTTGATGCAAATTGTAAAGCTTTTCCCCATGATTTCACAGCAGCCAACACGACTTCAATATCATTTTTTAAATCATTCGATGCAAATCTTAAGTACCACCCATCGTGTTGCACCTCAGCCAACACGACATTACGGTAATGCATAGTAGCCAACACGACCTTAGGGCGTTCGCACCAATCTGGCATTTCATTCGACTTTCTTAAAGACTTTCTGAAATTATCATATAATTTTTCTTCAAGTTTTTCAAATTGAAGTTCTTTCTCTAACTTCTGATTTGTTGATGTTAGATGCCTACACTCTACTGTTAGATGATAACACTTTTCCTCCAACTGTTTATTTTGGGATTCTAAATCGTTTGTTTGTTCAAGTTGAACTTCCAGCTCTTTGTTTCTTCTGTGAATATTTAACAATTCATTATTAATAGTAAGATTTTGACCGTCCGTGATATTTTCCCGTATGTCAAATATCTCGGATTGAATCGTATGGACTGATTTTTCAATTGAATCATTCATTGTTTTACTGAAAATTTTTGTAATAGTACAATGGATAAAAATATTATAAAAAAAGCTGTGAGAAAGAATGTATGATTGATTCGTTATTGATGATTGAATATCTCTACTTTTCTTTTTCATTGTAATCCTGGAAAAATCAATTTTTAAATATTTTGGAATAAACGTATCTAAAATACCCGTCATGATATTCTACATTTTTGAAACTGTCCTTTTTAATTTTTCAACAAAATGATAGCACGCAAATATCCCCTATATCGATGTACTAGTCATGAAAAAAGTTTGGATGGATGATCTGTAAGGTGTTACCCTCAAATGAAATCGTGAGGAGACATTCTATTCGTCTCTTTTTAAAAATTGAAAAAATTTAAAAAAATCAGAGAAAGTTGAAGTATTATAAATATAACATTGTATCGATCATTATTTTCAATGAATTCAACTGATTTTATGTAGCTAAAGACCATTTTTAAGATCTCAATGGATTGTACCATTTGCTGTGAAAGCTTCACCAAGAAGCTTCGAAAACCGATTCATTGCAGTAACTGTGATTTCAAGGCATGTGTGGGTTGTCATGAGCGATTTATTTTGGAGTCTGGAACAGAAGCCAAGTGTATGAACTGTAACCGTGCTTGGAATACGATGTTCTTGCATACCAACTTTACCCAGGTATTTGTCAAACGTTACCGCCAGCACCGGATTCATATTCTTTGGAGTCAGCAGATCTACCAACTTCCGATCGTAACGGATTACATTGCTCAGGAGCAACTGGAAAAAGAAAAGTATCAAGAAGGACAGCGTATTGAACAGCAATTAAAAAAGTTGAGGCATGAAATCCTCAAGTTGAAGTTTGATCGGAGTAAAGAAGGACGGGAAAAAAAGAAGGAATTAAAACAGCAAAGAAGCACATACTATACACAAATTCAAGAATGTAATTATCAACGATGGTCAATGAAAATTGAAGGACGTCGAATTTTCAATGGATTTGTTCGAGACCAGGCACAACAACAAAGCTCAAGAAAACGTGAACGTCCTTGTGTAACTGAAGATTGTAAAGGATTTGTAGACTCGGAAGGAAATTGTCCTGTCTGTCAAAAAATGACCTGCTTACACTGCAATATCCCCAAGCTTGATGATACGCATGTTTGTTCACAGACTGATATCGATACTTGGAATGACTTGAAAAAGAACACTCGTCCATGTCCTAACTGTAATACTCGTATCTTCAAGATTTCGGGGTGTGATCAAATGTTTTGTATTCAGTGTAATACTGCATTTTCGTGGACACGTGGTACTATCGAACAAGGAGCAATTCACAATCCGCATTACTTTGAATGGTTGTTTGCACAACGCGGTCAAGAAGCTCCAGAACGTGATCCAGCTGGGAATTGTAATGAAGATCGTCTCCCAGATATTAGGCGTGTTTTAGAGCGATGTCTTGAGCCTGAAACCCTAATTACGAGGGAAATTGCGGAATTATATCGAAAAATTCGACACTTTCGTTATGTGATTATGCCTCGTTTTTCAACCGCCGATCCAACCTCACATCGTCGTCAAATATTCCGATATTTGTACATGTATTTGATGAATGATGCAAGAGCACCTAAAAAATTTGAGGAATCTGTTCAACGATTTGAGACAAATAATGAGATTTATGAAATTTTAAATTCCTATCGTCGTATTCAAACCCACCTGTTTCGTACTTTTGCCAATGGCGAAATCACACAAGATGCGTTTTTAAATCAATTTCATGATTGTAAGGACTATTACCATGAAATCATCAAAAACACAGGGAAGGTTTACAAAAGAACTATCCGCGTGGAAGATGTTTTCAAATAAATTATACAAGTAAACGTATTGGAAAACTTTAAAAAAAAAAAAGAGGCAATCCCCCGTGTTTAATTTAAATAATTGAAATTAAATTTTATCTGAAATATTAATTTATCTGAAATATTAATTTATCTGAAAATCATTTGTTTTGACTTTACGAAACTAGTCTTTTTACACTTTTGCTAATTTAAAACGCTAAAATAATGTCTAAATATTATAAAATGAGAAAAGTAATATTTATATATTGGGCTTAAAAATTTATAAACGCACCCATTGTTGTAAAACATGTCTATTATCATGGAAATTAGAAAATCCAACTTTAGAAATTATAGAATTAAATGATGACAATTTAAGTGAATATATTATATAGAGGAAGAAATTCCTTATATTCAAAAGAAAAATATAACAAAAACATCTTATTCTGATATTATAAGAATCTTTCTACTTGCAAAATATGGTACATGGAGTTGCGAAAAAAGTGATTCGACTCAAATGGAATGAGTTGATGGTATTTCACCTGGAATCTGAGAAGATAAATGATTATCAGTAATAATTATACAATTTTTATTTTGATGATAAAACTGTAATAAAGAATTTATTTCTTCTGGTCCTTTGAAAAAGATTCTATTTGGAAAAATTAATGACAGACAATAATCAAATCTAGCAACTCCCCATAGTTGTCAGGATATTTATTATTACAATAACTAATTATTTTGTAATTTTCCATTTATTTTAAAGGTTGTTTACTTCTAAGTTTTTTTTCCATTTTTTTTTGATTTTCTTATAATATCTTCTAGATTTTCTAATGGTACTTTTTTCATTTTAAATTTATAATTGTAATTAAAATCTTTTAACAGTGTTTTAGTATTATTAAATCTGTGAAGATGCCATGAATTTATAGAATAATGAGGATTTATAACATTATAACCTAATTTATAATAATTTTCAGAAATAATGTTATCGCATTGTCTCCATCCTAAGTTGATATTGTTTTCCATAAATTTTAATGGTGATTTAAAAATCCAAGTATCTTGTGAAGCAGGATGTGGTTTCCAAATTTTATTGCGATTATCAAGATAGTCATCACAATTTTTTCTAGTAAGTGATATAAAATATTTATATTTGATAAAATCAAGCTTTTGTAATTCTAACAATGTCGAATCAAAGTAAATATCATTATTGGAAATTATACATATTTCATTCAGAAAATTATTATTACAGTAATCAACCATTTCATTGAAACTAATATCTCTTTTTTTTTCAGTTATTTTTGGAACAATTATTATTTTATCATGTTGATATAATTGATAGTTAATTTTACTTCTGTCTTCAACTTCATAGAAAAAGATTATTTTTTTAATAAAATTATTATTTAAATTTTGTTGAAGACATGAATGAATTTCTTTATATCTTAGTTCATCAGTAATATTATACCATGGAACTAATAAAATAACTTCATTTTTTTTAATAAAGACTTTTTCAACTAAGTTACCATATGTATTACTTTTTATGATTTCATCCATAGTGATTATAATTTTGTAATTACAAATAGTACTATTATTTACCAGTGTTTTTATATAAATGTCGTCACCAATTTTTCTGGCATTATACAGTGTTTTCGGATCAATTTCAAAATTAAAAGAGACAGGAGAAACTCTACAGTTTTTAATCGCGGGAGTCGCAAAATAAGCAGATCCAAATTGTGGTTGTTGGAGAATTTTCCAACTTGTTGTATCAAATGGTAAACAATTGAAGGTAAAAAAAAATCCATCTTTATATTTGAGTTTCAATGAAATTGTTTCCGTCTGTTGTACATTGTAGGTTTGCAATTGTTGATACATTTATAATTGTAGTAATTTAATTAAAAGACTAATTTTTTTTCGAAAAATTTGGCAAAAGGCATTGTTTGAATTTTGAAAATTTGAATTTATGCATATTTTTTTATAAACAAAAATGAATTACGAAAATATTGAAAAATATATCAAAGAAAGTTTCTTGTCTGATGGAATTAAAAGACAAGATGTCTACACAAAAATGGATGAGGTGGTTGATTTTCACAATGAAAAATACGCGGAATTTGATGTAAAAGACGATTTCCATGAGTATATTTATAGTCTTTGTAAAGATGGAGGGTTTTTTGATTTTTGTCAACATCAAACGGAAAAATCTACCGGAGAGACAATCGAATCCATACAAGAAGAAATAATAAGTAGTGGCGATCCTTATGAAGACGAAGATTTAGACAATATAGATTTCATTTATGATTGGTATCTGATGGACCGATTGAGAAGTTGTTTCTCTGGTGGGTTTGATTTTTTTGTTGATATTCTTGATGAGGTGGAAAAACTGCAGTCGTGAGGCATTCTTAAAAATGGAAATGACAGTTTACATTTTTTTGTTTTTGAATGATACACATGTTGGAAATTCCAAACAGTAGGATATTAATAATCAACCGTACGGAACTATCTTATGGGATCACATATAAAAGTATAATTCGACAATGGTAATTATGATGAAACATTTCAAATTTGAGGGAACATCTGTTCTGTTTCCAATATATATACATATGTATGTATATATATAGCAGATTTATTTATAAAATAGTGAATTTAGTGTGAGTTGTTAGTGACAATGGTTCAGAGAATTACATAAAAAATGGTCGTAATGTCATTTTCCGTTTCTATTGGAGAATTTACATTTTTTTTTTTTATTTTTTTTCGTTTTCAAAATCATAATTCACTCTCATAGCAAGTCTTTCTATATCTAAGGGGAGAACCTTGCCATGTTTAATGATAGTATTGGAGGAATTTAAAAAATTATTCCCATAGGCAAAATCAATAATATTATTATTAAGATTCCGAACAGTGCCATCATTGGAAACATGTACATCTTCTGAAAATTTAATCATTCTCCGTTGTATGTATCCTGACGTGGCTGTTTTCATTGCAGTGTCAGTGATACCTTCTCTACCTGTGAGACTATGTAGGAAGAATTCTTTTGGAGAGAGACCTTTTGCGAAACATCCTTTGATAAATCCTTTGGATTCATAGCGGTCGTCATCATTCCAATCCTTTTCCTCGATAGGATAATGTGGCAAGGACCTTTGATTATTGGATAGAGTATATTTCACTCTGCCTCCAGTGACAGACTGTTGTCCAAGAAGTCCTGTAATTTGGGCAATATTAAAAAAATCTCCTTTTGCTCCGGAAAGAACGGTGGAGATGAAATTATTTTCAGAGTCCAAAGAATTTTTGGCAATTGAGAGACCAGTATCACGGGCGCTTCCAAGAGAGTACATGGTGTATATTTCTTTTAGTTTTTCGTTTTTTAAAGACTCTTCAATAGATTTTGCTTTCATTAATGCTTTTCCAATGGTATGTTCAATATTATTTTTTTTTAAAACACAATCTTTGATTCCAATTGTAAAACTACAGGTTAACAGATAATGGATTGCCATAAATTGAATATTGTTGATAAAATATTTTGCAACTTCTACATTATATTCTAAATGCAGAAGCGATATGATTTTGTTCAAATCTTTTTTTCGAAAGGCACCCGTCAGAAAAATTCCTTTTTCGATTCGTAATATTGGTTCATTTGGGTCGATTTCATTATTTGATTCGTAAAAAAAGTTGGAAGGAAACAAACAACTAAGAAGTAATCTTTCGTATGATTTAAACTGAATATCTTTCCTTTTCATGTAAATTTTTTCTAATTGTAAAAAATAACTGATAATGGTTTCATCATTTAGATTATGTAAGATATTGAATGCTTGTAGTCTTGTAATGGATGCATTTTTGGATAATGTCATTTTATATATTCCCAGAATTGTATCTTGAACCAAAACAATATTACTACTACTAGACTGCGCATTAATAATAAAATTATCAACAGAGGAAAGCATGCGAAGCTCTGCTTCCGTTTCCACATTATTAGGCAAAAATAAATTCATTTCATCACCGTCAAAATCAGCGTTGAAGGTACTTGTAATTGCCAAATTTAGTCGAATGGTTTTCCCTGGTAAAATTTTTACTTTCATTGCAATACAAGAACCACGATGCAAAGTCGGTTGACGATTCAAAAGCAAAATGTCATTGTCCAATAATTGACGTTCGATAATATCACCTACTTCCAATTTTAGTGTTTTTTTTGTGTTATATGACGTTCGAAGTAGCGGTTCACCATTTCGCAAAAGAACATCACTATCTTCAATTAGAAATTTATCATCTTCTTTTGTTACTAGAAAATAACCTTCACGTTTTCGATATATCATATCACCAAATAGGATTTTTGTTCCAAGACGAGTAGTTGCATATTTAACATTGATTCGAATTTGATTTTGTTTTTTGATGATATAATTTACAATCCCTTTATCAATCATTTCATAAATTTTGTCAATGTTACAGTCATTCACATAAATAGGGTAGGATAGTATTTTTGCGATTTGTTGTGGAACACCAATTTGATCAATGTTCAGAGTTGGGTCAGGACCGATAACACTACGAGCAGATTTGTCAACTCGTTTCCCCATGAGATTATTACGAATAATTCCTTCCTTTCCAGTAAGTCTTTTTTTTATACCTTTCATGCTTCGTCCATTTGACACTTTTTGTTTTTCACCAGAGTTATCAAAAAGACAACGAATTCGAAACTTTAGCATTTGAATGTATTTGGTTCGTTTTAGTTCGCTTGTTTTGTTATTGACAATATGATTATTACTTTTAATAATTTCTATATATTGCAAGGTGATGTCATCATCACAAGTCACTGAATCCGCCAAAACATATGGTCTCGAAACAGGTGGAATCACCAACAAACTATTCAGAATTAAATTTTTGGGGTGAAAATGTTGTATATCCAACCCTAACAAATTAATATCTTCTTGACATACATTACTAAATATTTTGTAAATTTCATTCTCAAACATTGGTACTCTTGCAACTTCTTGCTCTGTCTTAAAATTCATATAGATTTGTTTTTCCGAGGTTGAAAAAATATACTTTGGTTGAAATGTTCCACAATAGCTACAAACATCGATTTTATCCATTTTTTTAACGACAGACTGAAAGCGTACGGCTTTTGTTCCTTTCAACACCCCATCGAGTTGTAATTTTTCAGAGGTCAAAAGTAAACGACTACATTTGTAACATGTACATTTCAAAATATTTAAAATTAAACGATAATATAATGGATGTAGTACGGAAACATTCAAATTAATATGACCAAAATGTCCAACACAAAATTTTGAACTTTTTTGACAAGTAGGACAAGTCTCGTTTAATTCCAAAATGCCCATTCTCTTATCGTAAACAGAATTTGAACCTGAAAGTTTGACACTATTTACTTCACAAACAGACATTTTTTGAATTTCCTCCGTAGAATACATTCCAAATTGGATGCTTTCTAATTCATGAAATTCTTTTTCGAACATGTGACAATTTTGAAATCTATATTTCATTAATAATGTTCATTTTTTATGAATTTACATTTTTTTTTTTGTCCTTTAAGAAAATATGTTGAACTTAACAGTAGCCATTATACAAACACTCTTATGTATCGCAGCAATTGTTGCAATATCCTTAAAAAGTGAGGATAAAAACGACCTTCTCATATCTTCTCGTGATCTTCAAGTCAACAACCAAATTACAATCTACGCAACTTATAATTCCGATGTCATTCTGGGACTATTAATTGCTTTCACTGCAGTTACTGCACTATTTCATTATGCATATACCTTCAACTTGTGGGGATACAGTGACAAAATTAAAAAGAAAAACAATTCTTTACGTTGGATCGAATATAGCATTACTGCCACTATAATGATTGTTGTAATAAGTCTTTCCTCTGGTACCGTCGAGTTGAATGCTCAAGTTCTGATTGCTGTTATGATTGCATGCTCTATGTTACTGGGTGATATAATAGAGAAAACAATGGGAACGAAAGTCGCAATCACTGCAACCATCGTAGCTTGGTTACTTGTTCTTTCTGCCTGGGCAATTATCATAAAAAATTATGAATTTGCTGCAGGTGGGTTTACGCTTCCAGAATGCGACAAGAAAATTTCCCCACCATCCTTTGTTGCCTATCTCATTATTATTCTTGTTGTATTCTATTTGTCTTTTGGCTTTGTACAATTGTATCAAATCTGTCGACCAAAAACCAATTACAAACACATTGAAAAAACATATTCTATTCTATCTGTTCTCAGTAAAACTGCTTTAGTTTCTATTATTTTGTGGGGAATTCTCGCACGATCTCAAACTATTGATCCTTGTGCTACAGTAAATGACAGCAACACTATACCTTTTCCCACAGATGTACCGTACCAAGGCAGTCCTCGATACCGTTTAGGAGATATGGTTGTGTCAAAAAAAACTCCTGGTTACAAAGATGGTTATTCACACCATAAAAAATATTTTCCTGATTCGATAGCAACTCAGTATTTGGACCTTGTGAGGAAGCTTGCACCAAAAAACCGTACTAATAATTTAGATGTATTGGATCAAATAATAAAAAATGGTTTTCAACAATATACAAACAAAGATGCTTCATGCATTGTTGTTCATTGTCGAACGGGTGACGTCATTGATGGTCAGAATTATTCGGTTCTTGAATTCTTAACAAAAACCCGAAGTTGGACACTAAGTACTCATGGCAGGGTGTATGTCAAACCTTTAAAATACTACGAAAAAATTTTAGATAAAATTAAAAAGATTCCAAATCATCCAACGAAATTGATTTTTACTACCGGCTTTCACACACGTCATACTCCAACAAAAAGTACAGCATACGTGAAAGAAGTCGCCGAATATTTTAAATCGCACGGTTTTGACACTGTAACACGGATCGGTGGTCCTGCCGATGAGGACTTTGTATTCATGTCTACGTCAAAATATTTTGTACCGTCTGGAGGGAATTTTAGTAAGGTGATTGCAAATATGGTGCGCTATTACAACGGAACTGTCATTGATGCATAAATAGTTCATAATATCATAAGTGAAGAGGAAACCTTTTTAAAAACAAATGTCAAAATTACCCCTAAGTCATATTTTTTTTTTAACAATGTTTGAACAAAATACAGTATCCATACTAAAATATGTGATAAACTGGATTATTTGTGAAAAGAATTTCCGAATTCACACAATATTTTTTTACAAGGCTGCTCCGATACACGAACAATATATTTTCTCAATGACAATAATGAAAACACTCATGTATCAAATTTGGAAAATTTAAAATATTTATCGAAAAGTACCCTGAAGATAACTGGAATATCGGTTTTTGTTAAAAAGTATTTGAAACATTTGTTAAAGAAAACGAAACTGTTTAACCATAGGCTATCACTAATTCTTGAAAAGTTTTTATCTATAGAGTTTGGACACATGAAGCAAAGTATTCATGAATTCAAATATTTATGTAAACTCCATCCAAAGTTAAGAAATACAGTTCCATGGTTTAAAGGATATTATAAATTGGATTCCAAAATCAGCGAAGAAACAATAGAAAATTTTATTGATTCAATAAATCCACTTTTAGCATAGTTCGTGAACCAAAAGGATCAAGAACGCGTCGCTTTCATTTTACAAGATATCATGTTAGAAAATTTTACTATGTAACACACAGTGGAAATTTCCATGTCAAATAAAATGGATTTATATTGATAAATCACGATAAATTATATTTATACTGCCATTTATGAAAATGCTCTTTTACATATATAGAAATCGGTTGTAATTTATATTTCTATACTATTATCCTTTATATACTTATTATTTTTTATTGCATTTGAAACTTTCAAGGTTTGAATATTTAGCTTATCCTGTCAAATCATATTTTGAAAAAAAGGTTCATCGAACTATGTTTTTTCACTACTACAGCATCATAAAATAATCGCTTACAGCAATATTTTCGTTCTGGTCCACATAACTTTCAATCATTTCATCCATATCGTCTACATTTATCTCATAAATCATGAGATTTTTGTCATTTTCAATATCAACCATTTCTATACAATCCTGATAGACATTCTCGAACAATGGTATAAAATCATTTTCAATGACATTGCACCCATGCTCGGAAAGTACGTAGCCAACCTCTTTTTGTTCCACCCCCGATGGAAACTCCCGTCGCTCTACCATACTATTTTCTTCATTTTCATTGGTATTGAACCGAAACACGTGCAAGTTTATCGGTCGGTCATCTTCAAAGGTTGTTTGCAATCGATTTCGAAGATGGAGAAGTCGTTCTATACCTTTCTCATGGTAGACTCCTGTTTCGTCAATTTCAAAGAAAATAAGATTGTTGTTCATGAGATACGCACGGTCTGGTCGTTTTTCAATGGTGGTAGTCTTCCCTACAATGGATACAATGTCCTTATCGTGAATGTTTAATATTTCTTGATTCATTTGATCGATCAAAGGATAGTCATTCAAATGACAAAGGATGGCATACTCGATCCGGAACAAATACCGCGTTTTGGTTGTATGAATATTGTAATAATCCTTTTTTTCTTGTTTTAATTCTGGATCTTCTGTACTTCGAATGTCTGCAATCGCACAACCATAGCAAACACGCACTGAACCATCGTCACAACCAAATTTGTTTTTGAATTTAAAGGAATGATCCGTTTGCGAATGTAATATATCAATACATAAATCATTGCAACGATTTTTGTCAGAGGTGCGTCTCCATTCTTGCATTCGTACTTGCATTTGTTCTTTATTCTTTTGGTAATGTTTTTGAATTTGTTCTTTATTCTTTTGTTTATATTCTTGGTTCTTTTCTTTAATTTGTTGTTTATTCTTTTGTTTATATTTTTGGTTCTTTTCTTTAATTTGTTCTTTATTATTTTGGTAACGTTCTTGGTTCTTTTCTTTAATTTGTTCTTTATTATTTTGTTTATATTCTTGGTTCTTTTCGTTAATTTGTTTCCATCCTTCTGGATTACAAGTAGGGCATCGATCTCCTGCTTTTTTGTGTTCACAATGCAATCTTTTTCCATTCCAGAATCGCATTTTATTCTCATAACGATAAAACGTGTTTGGTACTCGGTCACATATTTGTTGCGGTAATTCGTTCATGGAGACGTTTTCGTAATGAAAAGGTCAAGGAAATTTTCATCTTTTATAATAAAAATTGATTCTTTGTTATGGATTTAGTAAGAAAAAAACAATGAGATTCATTTCATTTTTATTTCACCTCATATCTTTTCTTCCAATAAAACCTGTTGAAAAAGGAGATCATCATGTTTTGGTAACGGATATCCAACATCCCATTCCAAAAAGTGCAATTGAGTCAATACAGCCCATTCATACATTATTATATTTTCATACACATCCCATTCCAAAAAGAAATGATTGTGTTGATGTCTATCTTCCAAAATTGTACAAAGAAAACAATATAGCAGTAGATTCCTTTCAAACATCAACATATCATTATAATCATTTTTTGCAACATAAATTCTCACGACATATAACATATACGGATTATTGCAAGGTTGAAAAACAGATTTCTTTAATCGTTCAAGAATATTTAAAGGATGAAAAACATAACTATGGAATTATTCTCGACGATATTTTTTTAGACACGGAAGGAATACGCAAATATTGGACAATGAAAAAAAATTATGTTTTAATAAGAACTTCACTTGAAGATAAATTAAATAGTCCAAATTATATTATTTTTGAAAAAGCCAAAGATTATAACTTTATTTAGCCAAAATTTGCAAAAATTGATAAATTAGAACTATATTTTTCTCTAAAAAAAAAATGTCCAAATTAGTATGTGGTATTGATCTTGGTACAACGTATAGTTGTGTTGGTGTTTTTGAAAACGATAAAGTTGAAATTCTTACCAATGAAATGGGAAACCGAACAACCCCAAGTTGGGTGTCATTTGGAGACGAACGATTAGTTGGTGAGGCTGCAAAACTGAATCGAAACAAAAATCCTGAGAATACCATTTTTGATGTGAAGCGACTGATGGGTGTCAATATGAATGATGCCAAGCTTCAGAAAGATTTGAAAATCTTACCGTATTCTATCAAAGATGAAAATAATAAGCCACAGTTGGAGGTTCAATATAAGGAAAATATAAATTTGTTTTCTCCAGAACAAATCTCAGCAATGATATTAGAAAAAATGAAAACCATAGTTGAAACGTATTGTGGACGAGAAGTGAAAGATTGTGTAATAACTGTGCCTGCATATTTTAACGATGCACAACGACAAGCAACAAAAGATGCAGGAGTAATTGCAGGATTGAATGTTTTAAGAATCATCAACGAACCAACAGCCGCTTCGATAGCCTATGGTTTGGATAAAATGAAGGATGGAGAAGAAAAAAATATTTTAGTGTTTGATTGTGGTGGTGGAACACATGATATTTCATTATTGAATATATCAGATGGTATTTTTGAAGTAAAAGCGACAGCTGGTGATACACATTTGGGTGGAGAAGATATTGATCGTATTTTGATTGACTATTGTATTCAGGAGTTTCAGAAGCGTAATCGTGGAATCAATATTCAGAGCAATAAAAAGGTTCGTTCTAGACTTCATACGGCTTGTGAACGTGCAAAGCGAACACTTAGTAGTTCAACCACGGCAATGATAGAAATAGATGCATTACATGAAGGGATTGATTTTGGAATAACGATAACACGAGCGAAGTTTGAAGATTTGTGTGGGGAGATTTTTCGAAAAACAATGGAACCTGTTCAAAAGGTTCTTTTGGATGCAAAAATGTCAAAAGGGGACGTGGACGAAATTGTGTTGGTTGGAGGAACAACTCGAATTCCAAAAATTCAATCATTATTGAAGGATTTTTTTGGAAAAAACTTGAATTCTGGTGTAAATCCTGACGAGTGTGTAGCTTATGGAGCAACAATTCAGGCTGCAGCTTTAGCTGGAATTGAGTCCAGTAAAACAGAAAGTATTTTGTTGTTGGATTGTACACCATTGTCACTAGGAATTGAGACATCTGGACAGATTTGTACTGTTTTAATTCCACGTGGAACGACAATCCCATGTAAAAAAAAACAAACGTTTTCAACATTTTCTGATAATCAACCTTCTGCTACTATTAAAGTTTTAGAAGGCGAACGATACAAGGCAAGTGATAATAATTTGTTGGGAGTTTTCACCTTGGAAAATATTCCACCATCACCGCGAGGAGTTCCTCAGATTGTCGTTACGTACGATATTAGTGCAGATGGTATTTTAAATGTGACTGCGGAAGTACAAAATGTGGAAGGTGGAAAGAAATCATTAACGATCAACAATTCCGATCGTAAACTTTCGGATGAACAAATCCAGGAAATGATTCATGAAGCGGAACGTTTTAAACAAGATGATGAAATTTTGCGGACGAATCGTGTTGCTGTAGAATCGTACGAAAATATTTTGCTACAGAATTTACAACAGTATCCTGTAGATGACACACGATTTGATACCCTTCGTACAAAAGTCAAGACTGAATTGGATTGGATCCATCAAAATATGACAATTTCAAAAGACGAAATTAATGAACGGGAAGAACAATTCATGTCTGAGTTGAAAAATGATTTTGATTTATTGAATACACCAAACAAGACAGTACAATCTAGTGAACCTGTCAGTGAATCTGTCAGTGAACCTGTCAGTGAACCTGTCGTTATTGACGAGGTTGATTAAATATTTTTTATCAAGTTTTTAGAATCATATAATGATTTTAAAGTTAATAGGTATTATATATGTTTTTCTAAAATAGATTTTATATGAGATTGTTTAAATTTATAAGTAAAAATCGTTGCTAGGAAATTTTTCAAGACCACATGTCATCATGGTAAAAATTTCATTTTTTTCCATAAATTTTTTATTGATCAACTCTTCTTTGCAAAAATGTAGTAAATCTATATTTCGTTCAAGAAGAGCAACAACTTCTATTTTGGCAGTTTCGATAATGTTCTGAATTTGTTCATCAGCAACACGTTTTGACTTTTCACTATTGGTAACAAAAACATCAATATCCGACATGTGAAAATGTAATACCATATCTTTTGCTAGTTTTTTGACTCTTTCCATGTCGTCAAAGGCTCCAGATGAAATGTTATCCTCGTATACAATTTTCTCTGCAATTAGTCCACCGAGAAGGGTTTTGATTTTTGCATTTAGATAATCACGATTATATAATTCAATCTCATCTTTTTTTTCAAAAGAAGTATAACCTAATGTCGTCTCACCAGGTGTTTCAATTGTTACTTTATTTGGACGTTCATGTGCTTTTGAAGTTAGTCCAATAAAAAGATGACCAAGTTCATGAATGGCAATCCGTTCTGTCATTTTCTGGGATAATTTCTTCTTACGAGAGGTGTATCCAACAATCAACCGCTCGTGAATCATTTCAAGATCACGTAAAGTTACAGGAAGCTTATCATCTCGTAAGTTTTTCAGACAAGCTTCATTAATCATATTCTCAATTTCAGCACCAGACATTCCGCGAGTCAAATCAATCATATCTTGTAATTTAATGTTTAGGTCCAAGGGTTTAAGACGAGAATGAATGCGAATAATTTCTTTTCGCGTATCTTCGTCAGGATTTGGAACATGAATTATTTTATCAAATCTCCCAGCACGTAATAATGCCTCATCAAGAACGTCTTTTCGATTTGTAGCTCCAATGACAAATATATCATCCTTGGAACTATCAAAACCATCCATCAAGACTAATAGTTGATTTAACGTTTGATATTTTTCACTACCTCCACCATCATCAGAATGTACTCTCCTTGATCCAATGACATCAATTTCATCAATAAAAATAATTGAAGGTTGATTTTTACGTGCAGTATCAAAAAGCTTTCTCATTCGTGATGCACCAACCCCCACATATTTTTCATTAAATTCAGAACCTGAACACGTAATAAAAGAGAACTTACATTCACCAGCAAAACATTTTGCCAATAATGTTTTTCCATTTCCTGGCGGTCCTTCCAACAGAATACCACGAGGTGTTCGTAATTGATACTTTTCATATACTTCTTTTTTATCAAACATTTGTTTTAACTGCAACAACTCATCTTTTATTGGATGGTAACCACCAATATCTGAAAATGTTTTTCGTACTTCTTTTTTTAAATCAAAATCAGAATCATCTTGACTTTGCGATCCAAATTCCTCAGGTTTAAAAGGTAAAGGTATCAGAATTGTCTCAATAAAATTCTTTCTTGTTCCATTTGTTTGTATCAAATCTCCATTACTAAACAAGGAACGATTAAAAATTTGTTGAAACGAAAAAATATGAGTTATGGATGAAATGAAATAGTAATATAGAAGAATTGATTTCACTTTCATTATTTACATACAGTTTTTTTTTTTTTTAAATTCGTTCATTGTTTTATTTTTTTATCATTCCAAGTTTTTAGACTATTCTAATAATTTTTATTTTCTTTGAAAGGTCAATATATTTTTCAAATTCCCCATATATAATAAGTTGTGAATTATTCAAAAAAGGCATTGAAAGATGAATTGTTTTGTAAAAAACTAAAAAAAATAATATTTCATTAGATAGAAAATGTTAAAATATTTTGAAGTAGGTAAGGAAAAAATTTATGTTTTTATATTGACTTTAAATAATACAAGTTTATGGCGAAAAGCCAATGTTTTGGAAAACATTAAATATAATCCCAAGATTAACATATGTTATGGTATTGATGGAAATAATAAACATCTTACACAAAGTCTTCTTAAAAAATATAATATTCATTTTGATATTATGAATCTCAAATCACGTAATAAAATAATTTTGGAAACGTATGGTCGTTTAGGACGTTGGTTATCGACAATTATGTTAATGAAATATTCAATGGATACGGGAAGAAAAATAATAGTTTTTGAAGATGATTTATTGTTACCAAGAAATTTCAATTTTCAATTCAGTAAATATATGAATCATGGAAAAATAGTACGTTTGGGTGAGTGGGGTGATGCCTATTTTTTGGATCCAAATGCTTGTCGATATTTTTTAGTCAATCATGTTTATGAAAGAGGAATTATTACCAATGATGATAATGAGATTATATTTTATTATAAAGCACCATTTTTCCCTTTGATACAGCGACAAGATTTTGGTATTGCCACTATATTACGGAAAAATGAAAAATCTTCCATTGAAAGTCGTGTTAAAATGGATAATTTTACCAATGTAGCAAGAGGAAAAAAGAAAATTTTAGTATCCAATAGAATATGGGAACATGATTCAAATAAAGAAATAAACTCTGAATTTACGAATTATAGGGTTATTTCATAATTGTCATTTTCATTTCATCAAAATAATAATACTCCCATTGATTTTTTTCCAAAAAATCGTTTAAATGATCGATATCTTCCTTCTTGTAAATAATTGTAATTACACCCCCTTTACGAACAATTGTCCAAACATTCTCAAGCATGTTCTTCAAATTGTCATATCTGGAAATGCGTACTATATCAAAAAAACCGATTACTGGTAAACCATCACTTTCAATATCTATATTTGCAAAATAATCAAGAGGATAACGTTTTATCGCAACGTCAATTACACGTTCATGCTTATCAATACCAACAAACTTAATGTTGGAATGTATTGTTGAAAGAGATTTCGTAGATTCTCCTGTCCAACAATTAATGTCTAAACCATTTTGAGGGGTTAGAAATGCAAAAGTACTGGAAAAAAATAAAGCACCTAGTAGAATTTTATGAAACATTGTTTCTGATTTTGATTATACAAATATATATTTAAATGTTAAAAAATATATATTTTTAATCATGTGGTATAATTAAAGATAAAGTTTCTATAAAACTATTTTTTTTTTCAATTTTTACAATTATAATATTAAAGTCGGAATGCCATGATTTTCTTCTTCTCCTCCTCTGACTTGTTTTCCCATGATTTAATGTTTCGACCATATGGGGTTTTTCGTAGTATGTCTTGGTGTTTAACAAGAAATTGATAATAAAGGTTTTTCCATTTCACGCACCAGTCTCCACATTTATAATTGCTCATTTGTTGAATGTAATTATCAGATGAAATATAGGGTTTCCGCATCGTCAAGCCACCATCTGCCCACATTCCCATGGAATACACATTTTGAATCATTACCCAATCATAACTATCGACTGAAAATTCCATAAACCATCGATATACTTCATGTGGATGAATACCATTAAGATTCATAAAATTACAAATTACCATGAGTCGTACAATGTGATGCAAATAACCATATTGAAATGCATCTCGGATGGCATTGTCAACAGGTTCTACACCAAGACTACCAGTATACCATTTTTTTGATAATTTTTTTGAATTATGAAAGATATTTGCCTCTTTCATTTCTTTATATCCATAACGATAACAGTATCTTTGATATTCTCTCCATCCTACGACTTGTCGAATAAAACCTTCATAATTGTTCATTTTTATAGAATGTTTTTGCAACATATCGAGAACATCTTGTGGGTTTATAAGTCCAATGTTCATCAATGGACCATTAATGGAATGGAACAAAAAGTTATTTTCAGAACATATCGCATCTTCGTAAGCGCCAAAATGTTCCATTCTTTCTGAAAGGAATACTTGAAAACAAGATTTGGTTTCATTGTGTGAGATGGGATAAATAAAATTATTGGTCGAGCCATAATTGTTGGGAAAATTTCTTTCAATGTAACTTTTTGCTTCCGTTACATGACTATTTTCTGGAAGGTGTGGCAAAGGGGGGATTTTCATGCCTTTTGGAATTTTTTTCCGATTTTCCATATCATGTGATTTTTCATCGACCAAGAGATTTAACTTGCGTTTTACAAATTGTAGAAAATTACGATGTATAAATTTTTTTTTTCCTGAAGTTTTATGGAATTCTTCCAAATCTTTTGTAGTCATGAGAAAATTCGGCGTAGGTAGAATGGTAGTAATTTTCTTACTGTATTTTTTTTCCAGAAAGTAGTCATTGAGTTCAAAACATGTCATGTTTTGGAAAGAGGTTTTATGGACTTTGGCGAACTCAATATATTGTACTTTACATCCTTCTTTTTGTAAATATTTTTCGTACGATTTCATTGACGCACGATGGAGAACTAATTTTAATTTATTGAAATTATATTTAGATTCACGGAATCCAAAGAATACAGGATCTTCTACCAGGAAAATAATATCTACTGATTTTGGCAAATATTTTTTTTCAAATAATTGATTAGGAAATAATAAAAGTTTCATGATAGTTTTATTATAACTCTAAAAATGAAAATATTTCTCTTCGAATATCATAGGAATTAATTTTTTTTGCTTTGGATTTATAAAACAATAACAAAAAAATTCGACGATTTTGATATTTTTTTTCAATCACTGCCATGTCTGTAAAATGAATATATCGAAAGTTTTGAAATTTCTTTTCGTTATTCGAATAATTGTAGTTATTATATATATAATATCGTAAATCTCGATACTTTTCTGGAATGTGAACAATTGAGTTTCGGTTCAATAATTGCAAACGGGACCTACTATTTTCATTGAAAGTCATAATATTGCCTCTAAATTTTTCTTGAATATATTCTGTACTAATGTTTTTCATAATTTGCGATATTGTAAAAACATAATTCACGTAATAAATATCATAATAATAATCGTTTTGTTCCACTTTATGACAAGTATATTCAAAAAGAATTCCTAAACGATGATAATGAACTAAAAATTTTTCAGTTTCTTGCGGTTCTGATGGATTATTCCGAAATGAAACGAAAAAGGAGTGATCTTTGTAAACGACATAGATATGATATAGTTCTTTGGATAAAACAGTGACATAGGATAAGGGAAGTTTGAGTTCATGAAATTTATCATAGATGGTACTAGGATGAGAGTATCTCCATCGTCCAAAGTGGGTATAAAAGTATCGCTGATTTTGTGAGCGAAAATGCAACCCACGAAAGTAAATATCTCGAAAGCCTCTAGGTCTAGGATTCTCTTCAGAAAGACTTGAATCAATTCGTTGCTTGTATGATATTTTTGTATCCAAAAATTGTGGAAAACAATTTTGCATATCGCATTCATCAAGATATTCAAAAAGAAGAGAAAATTTTATTTCAGAACCACAGCAAAAAGGAATTCCAATTTTGTTTTGATATTCCGAGTAAACACAATCAAAACAAATAGAATGATGACATTGAAGTAGTATTAAATTCTCTGCCGTCTTACAATGAATACATTTCATTTACCTTTTTGGTATTTAGTAAAGAAGAGAATTTTTTTTTGCAAAGGAAAGAACCATCAAGATACAATCACATATGTCATCTTGTTTTGGAAATGAATTTAACCATTCAATAGCAGTTTCGTCATTTTTTTCCAAAAGTAATTCTTTTGTAAATTGAATTGCCCATTTTTTTCGATCAATTTTTTTTTTGAATTGTTTTTGAAATTGTTTTGTTTTTTCTGTTGCAGAATAATTTATAATTTTTTTTTCTGGAAAATAAATTATCATGTGGGCAAACAATTGAGAATTAATTTGATTTGCTTTATAATTGAATGCATTCGAAAAAGACATTTGTCTTTCAATTAAAATAAAACTACAAGTTTTCAAAATTTCATGAAGAGAACGTAAAAAGGAATGAAACCGAACCCAGAAATTTTGTTCAAGAACGATACTGGAACATTTCTGGTTGACGGCTAGATCTTCTACATTCATATGAGATATATCCCATTCTTTTTCATGAATCGACAAAACTGCATATGCAAAATGATGAACACCAATATCAAAGGCAATAATGTTAGACATTTATTTGATTCAAAAAAGTAATTTTTTATATTAATAAATGTATGCAAAACTAGGGTTTATACGACGAAATTTCATTTTTTTTTCTTTCGTGTATTTTACATGGAAATATTTTTCTCCAAAAAGCAAACAAAAAATATTCCACAAAGATTATCAAATAGAAGAAGAATGGGGACAATTTGTAGATATTTTTTATTAAGGAAAAAGACTATGATCTTGGAATAGTATTCGTGTTTCTAAATCTTTTAGTAACAACCATACATGATAGGCTTGATCATCATAAAATGGTGCAATTATCAAAATATAATCTAAATGACGATGAATCATTTTATTATATTTGGGGTGTGGTTTATGATAAATAACATTTGAAAGAAGAAAAATTGGTTTCTCATTACCTTTTGCGGGCATAATTAAAAGATTATTACTAGAATTAATATCGAATTTTACGTTGCGGAGTAATTTATGATTTTTAAATTGTTTTGGAATTATATGGTGATCTTGAACTATATAAGGAAGATTATTTTTAAATTTTTTTCTGGACTTTGATTTATATCGGAAATTATCTTTGCTGTTTTCATATTTGAAAAAAGAATACTGTCCTCGAATCTGTGGAATATTTTTTCCGCTTTGGAATATATGGAAAGGATAGCTGGAGTTGATAAGGTATAGGAAAAAAAAATTTTGAAACATTTATTTAAGCATTTTGAAAAATTTTTTGAATATCATTTTCATGATCAATATTTTCGTCGTAACATAGTAATTTTCGGACAGTATCTTCCGAATTTACAATAATGTTTGCATGATAAGATCGTCCTTCTCGACCAACTCTGCCCATTAACTGGTATAGCGTTGCAACAGACACATTTCTTGCAAAGTCATGATCAATTGCAATATTGACCAAACTTGGTAAATTTGTTCCATACACAACATCTAATCCTGAACAGAAAAACGACAAATCGTTATAAGCTCGCATGACTAAATTTCTTTGAAATTCTGTTTGAGAATGGATATCATACATTCCAACACCAGCCATTAATAAATATAAATCAATATCAGAAAAAGAATCCAAATAAACTTCTTCTAAAATCAATTGTTTTTGTTGACTTGTCAATGCATTCGTGGGAGTGTTGGGATGAAACTTTTGAAAATGTTCAAGGGTGTTGACAACAAACTCTGGTGGAATCCGAATACATACATCTGCCATTTCCTCCTGAACTTGTAATTGTTTTTCAATAGTATCACCTTTGTTTACCGTTCGTTCCTTGTCTTTATTATCCGACCGATAATTCTTTTTCTTGTCCAAGTTGCTTTTTAATTTTTCAAATGCCTTCATGCGTTTATCACGATCATTTACGAGTTTTTCAATCTTTACATATTTTGTAGAATCAAACAACTTTTTGGAAAATTTTCGAGTCTTCTCAATGGCGTTTTCGGTAATCACCAATGTTTTTCCTTCATAAAAAACACTTTGACTCGTAAAGATTTTTGATAAATTAATTTTTTTCATAATTTGAGGACGATAACGCTGAAAGATTTCTATCTTGTCAAAATTTTCCTCCAAATACTCCAACAAGTTGATGACATAATCTAAAATCCCCTTTAAATTGATACTACCAATGGTTGGAAAATGTTTGTAAAAATGCAAACTAGGTGGAATGTCATCTTTGAGATCGGATGCCCAATAAAAAACATGTTTTGGTGAATAAGTACGTCGTATACGAGGATTACGACGCATTTCTACAAGTAACTGTTGCAAATCCTTTTCTGAATCAATTTCATGATGAGGAAATCGAACAGTACCATTTTGATCAATAATGACACAAGGAATCGAAACTTCAGCAGATTCGATCCGGTGAACACACTCATCATTACTTGACCCATGTCGAACACAAAAATCTTGAACAATCAATGGAATATTTTCAAAACGGGGCAAGATACTGGAAAGCAAAACCGTTTGTTTGGGTAAGTGATGACAAATTTCAGCCATGATTTTATTTGAAGCATTATCTGATACAAATTCATCAATGTATGCTACAAAAGGATCTCCAATGTCACTTTGACTTTGTAATAATAATTTACAAGAAGACAAATCTGCAACTATAATATCGGGAATACGTCGTGTTGCATTAGTGTAGTACTTCCATTGTTCCGCAATACTTCCTGTTTTTTGTTCATCGTCTTTTTTGTATATTTTTTTCCATGTTGCAGGAAAACATCGCTTGTATGGACGCAAAAGAACTTGAGGCGTTTTTACAATCATTACAGAATTATCTCGTTGTTTCACTTTTTTTTCGACAAAGATGAATTTTGCCAACCACAAATGAAGTTGATTTCCGATCAATGCATTCGATGCCACATCCATATTCACCAAATCATTGGAACAAGCAAACAACACACATTTTTTTTTCTCGACATTTCGTTCCATACTTAATAACTTTGCAAGTGGAACTGATAAAAAAGTTTTCCCATGTCCAGTAGGCATTTGATTACCCAAAAGTAATGCTTTATCATTATTAATCGCAGAGTTGATCAACCTTAACGTTTCTTTCTGTTGAGAACGTAAACCAATCTGATTATCTTGAACTTGAAAAGAACAATGAAGCAACAATTTTGGATTTAAAAATAACAATTCAAAATATTTTTCCCTCACCAATTCGTTCATTTTTTCTCCTGCATGATCAAATCCTTTTTTGTAATTTGGATTTTGAAATGCAACAGAAACATTGATACGATTGATCGATATAATTGAATCCAAAATGACAAGAGGATTTATCTGATTTTTCTTTGAAAAAAGCTGATGACACCACCAAAGGATATATAAGTAATTGAAAACCTTATACCGAAAAACCTGATTGTTGATTTGTGATTTGTTGTTTAACGAGAAATTATTCAAGTCCTTTTCAACTTGTTTTTTTTCATTTGCTTCAATAATCATTTCTTTTGTGCTTTGTGCCTTTTTTTTCTCTACAAAATTTATATCAAGAAACCATTCCTTTACATTCGGAAACTTGTTTAAAAACATTTCTAAATAAAAGTCATTTTCCTGAAACTGGGAACTGTTTGAAGACGCATCTTCATAAATATCTAATGCAGAGTCAATTAATTTCACCACATCTTCAAAATTGTCTGGCTTTTCTTCTATTCGTTTCCATGGAAACGATGTTGAAATTGATGACATTACTGGAGGATATAAATTTATAATCTAAACAATAGGTGTCTAAGTAGATCTATAATTTGTTTTATCTCTTCTTTAAATTTTTTATTTTTTTCAATTTTTCTAATATTTATCATGTTAGAAAATTATAAATAAATGAACGTTTATGAATGAGGAAAATGATTTTTATGAGATATATGAATACGTCTGTTTAAACTACCTTCAGTGGTTGTAACTTGTACAAGTATTGGATCACCAGTTTTTGGTAGAGGTGTTGGTGAATAATTAACATGACCACTTTTTGTTTTAGTAACAGTCTTACCTTGAGAAGTAAAATTTTTTGAGGAATCTAAACCTAATGCATTATCAGATGAGACATTTGTCCATTCTAATATTGTTCCTTGTGGAATATGATGTTCCGTTGCCGCTGGTAAATCAAAATTTGCAGTTGCCCTTCCTACAAGATTTATCACTTTATCGTCTTTGGTAATTAATGTTTCTGTGTACATCAAAGTACCAATAGGATGAATTGGTTTGTGATCAGAGTCCAAATGCCCAAAGATAGTAAATCGTTTGACAACTGGTACAAACTTTAAATCACCTTGATTTACAAGCGGTTGACTTGTTCCACTAAAGACATTGAAACCTTCTTCTTTATCGACAGAGTAGTAAACAGTATATGTTGGTAGTGGGTGTTTTGATGAAGTAGCCATTTTATCCGATTTGGTTGCATCCTCTTGTCCTCCAACCGAGGATACAGATTCCATTTTATTTTTTTCCTGGAATAATTCTGATATATGTATTTGTCTATTTGCTTGACCAGCTTTGTGGTCTTCTTTGACGGTTTCTAAAATGGTTGTTAAATTTGTTTCTTGATATGAGGTTGTCATTTTTTTCTTATTTATCTATTTAAAGAATTATTTTTTTTTTTCTTTATAAAATATGCCTAAATTGCTTTATCTTTACTGTAGTTCAAAAAAGGACTTGTTGAAAAAATATGATAGACTCTTTACCAAAATGAAACTGCATAATCATTTCTTTTTTAATCGTGATTATCATAATGAAACAAAAAAACAACTGTTGGAAGAAATTGAAAAAAATTACACGAAAGAATTTTTGCGTGATGACTTGATTGACTTTGAGGCAACAAACGATAAAAGAATATTTTTTGGATATGATTCTATGGCTCGTCAATTAAAAAAATTACCCTCCATGAACAAGTCGGAAATAATTACTTTTATCCGTTGCTATGCCCATCCCGATGATTGTAAATATTTATGGAAGAAAAAAAAACAGGAGTTGATCGATTTTATAAAGACTTATTAAATATATTTTTTTTTTATCACATATAATAAAGAAAATGTCAAGTATCTACGGAATTGATCCTATCTATGATTATACTTATAAAAAACAAATGATACCCATTGTAAACTATGGCTTCCCCCCAGACTCTTTAATGCATTACCTTCAGTCAAACCATCCAAAATTTGCTTATATTGTGAAAAAAGCTGGATATGCTCAAAGGTTTGCTTCACTTCAAGATAATGTGACCATTTTTGTACCAAGGGAGGATTCTTTACTGGACGATACAGTAAGTCAGTTTAACAAAGACACTTGTGTAAATTTAATTCGTTACCATACTCTTCGTGGACATGTACCACCTTCCTTATTGCAAGCGTCACCCTATCAGTTTTTAATACCGGAATCCAATGGTCAACAAATTCTTTGTGAAACCAAAGAACGAATGATTACGTTGAATGGATCAATAAAAGTGCTTTCTTATCAAGAAACGAAAGGTGCCAATATTTATCTAATTGATCAATTAATGGCGGATGCAGTTATGGGTAGTTCCTAATCATTTGGCAACTTTTGATTCATTTTTTGAAGATGTGATAAAAAAAGTTCATCCAGGTATTTTGGAGAATTTCCCAAAAAATATTGTTTTATATCAATTCCTTTGGAATATAAATATTGTTCATCCAAAATTTCGTTTCCTTTAAAATATTGTGGATTTTCATGAAATAGAATTTGCTCAATAACACGAACCAAAATATCTGGATGGACACATTGGTCCTTTTTACCAACATGTCGAAGTTTTATTGCATCCGTCCAAAGCGGATATTTCGTCCAAATACTGTTGCAACTAATATTATCATAACGAAGAATATGTGATAATGACTTCATATACGTAGTTTGTGCAAGTTTGCTCTGCATATAGGGTGTCAAAAATTTAACCTTTTCATCAATTACATAGGGAGGTGAGTTGAAAATGACATGTCCATAATCACGTTTTCTCATGTGTCCTAGAAAATGTTCTGTCAAAATAATGGGAGAAATTGCATTAACTCGAAATAATTTTGAAACATTTTCTTTCGATTCTTGACGTCTCAATGACAAATATCCTGCATTAAAAATTAAAATATTAGGCTTAAATCCGATACTAGTCACTTTTTCAGCAAAACGGTTCACTGATGCAATGTCATCCATTTTTAATGACATTCCACGAACAAGTTGATTTTTATTTATTTCTTTTTCAAGTTTTTTTACCTTGAAAAAATCTGTTCCAGTAAAAATAACTGGAATTTTGTTTTTCAAAAACATTTCTGTTACTTGTCTACCAACACCTCTTGTACCACCGAAAACGATTGCTCTATTTTTATGCATAGTTTTGTAAAGAATATTTTTATCGTTATTCTTCATTTTTTAATAAGTGTCCAATTATTTACGCATTACGAAATTTGTAATAAAATGTTGTAAAAACACCTGAAATAAAAATGATAAGAATTAATAATAAAAGTATAATATAGAATTTTTGCATTTGTTATTACAAAAAAAAAAATTGGATATTATTTTGAACATTGTTAAAAAATGCCTTCTAAAACGATTCAGAATGGTTTGGATCAAAACGATGATTGTGAAATTTCCAAAAATCTTTATTTCCAAATTTAAAATTCTCAGGAACGGGTTTTGCCTTGTAATAAAATACTATATCTTCTAAATTATTGGAAGTAGTACTATTATGAATATATAATGCAGTATAATCATTTGTAATTTGATCCATGATTTGACAAAACATGTCGAATGTCGGAATTGCTCCGCAATAGTTTTGATAAAGAGATTTGCGATTTCGAAGATTCGTTTCACGAAGAATAAAAGTACCATCAACATTAGTTCGAATTACAGGACGAACATCCATACAATATTGCAAACTCAAAAAAAATAACATCTTCCAGTGACGACCATTTTTGAACAGACCCTGGAATTGAGGTCGAGACAATATTTTTGGATCATCGGTACAATCATCCAACAATAAAACACTCCATGGATTGGGTAAATGTCGTTTCGCAATCTTTTGCCGAACAATGAAATTATTAATTTTATCTTGACTATATTTTGTATGAACAAAAGTAGGAGGCATAATTTTGCTATAAAAACCATTACTGTCTTCTGTTCCCGATACCACTATTCCGCTTGGAAAAATATTCCGTTTTGCATAAAGAAGAGAAGCCAATAAAGTACTTTTCCCAGTCCCAGGCTTACCAATCACCACAATTTTTGACCCCCCTTGTTCTGGATTCATATAATTATTTTCATTTGGATTAATCATATCCAAATCCAATTCTTTTACTACAATTTCCTTTGGCATGCAATTTTGAATTTTAATTTTTTTTCTTTAAATCGGTTTCTTATTTGTTGAAGCATTTTTGTATCATTGATCGAAGTTGATCTTGTTGATGTCGAACAAAAGGAGATTTACGTGTAACTGATTTTTTGGGAGGTGATTTTTTGGGAGGTGATTGTTGTGCTGAGGAATAGTCTGTAGATTGATATTCGGGTGTTAATTGAACGATATATTGTTTGTCGACTGGAGAGATTGATGATTTGGGGGATTTCTTGGAAGATTTTTGGGCAGACGAATAGTCTGTAGATTGAAATTGTGGTGATAATTGTATAATATATTGATTGGGAGATGCTATATCCTTGGATTCCATTGTGTAACTTTTTTGAAACAGTGGATTGCCAACAATTTCATTTTGAAAGTCATAATCAGTAAATTTTGGAAATGAAACATTAACTTCCGGTAGTAGTAAATCATAATGTAATCCAGGATAATCCGGGTTATATAAAAAAATTAGTTTTTTATTTCTTTTACATTGTGAATACACATTTTGAAAATCTTCCGCTAAAGACGAATCATATGTCAAAATTTGCCAATGTAACATATTCAATGTGGGATCTTTTCTTAAAACCACAAAGCAAATCTTGAAAATTTTCGAATAAAGCACCATGTCCTCATCAGTCATCCATTTACTCAGTATATCGGCATCCTTCAAATCTTGCAGACGTTTCAGAATATCTGATTTTTCAATATTACTATTTGCCAGCTTACTTTCTGCAACATAGGAATCGTATAATTTTTTGATTAATTTGTCAATGTTTTCCGTTTCATCTTCTGAAACAAATGGATCTTTTATCATGCGTAAAAAAAGCGATAACGAGTGATATCCACAAAAATGATCAGGCGGTACATTGACAATTGACCATTTGGAAGCTAAATCCGAAAAGGACAAGTTATATTTTTGGTACATTTTTTCCAAGGTTGATTCTGTATTTTCTTGACGAACTATGCCAGTTTCTAAATTTTGGGAGATGGGTTTCGGTATTTCATTTTGAGCAGGACTAATAATCGGTGGTGACTTTTTACTCAATTTTTTCGAAATACACTTTTTTGTTTTTGGATCACGTCTTGTACCATTGGGACAACGTTTTTTCGGTTTTACAAGATCCTTTTTGGAAACACATTCTCCTGTAACTTTATCCCGATTTTGTCCTTTTGGACATCTACCTTTCTTAGTTTCTACATTTCCTAAAAATAGTTTTTGTCCTTTGCTATCCTGGAAATATGATATCGTTTGATTTTTCAATTTTTTTTCCCGAATTATTTTTTTACCAAGGTTACCATCTTTTTTCACATATCGCTTGGAAATATCATTGAAAACGTATAATATTGGAAGACTTGACATTTATCTAAATGTCTAAAAAAAAAATGCGAAAAAAAAGTGCTTTCCTGTAAAATTTAACATTTTACCATGGTATTATATACCTATGACGTTAAATCACTTTATCGCTTTCCATTTTTGTGTTTCCAATAATATAAAATAATACAGATCAGTACTAGACAAGTTCCACCTAAAACACACGATACAATGATTAATGTCTTATTACTGTTTTTGATGTAGTCGGACATGGTGTTGGCGTTGGACATGGTCTTGGCGTTGGCGTTGGACATGGTCTTGGCGTTGGCGTTGGACATGGTCTTGGCGTTGGCGTTGGACATGGTCTTGGCGTTGGACGTGGTCTTGGCGTTGGACATGGAGCAAGAGGATTTGCGTCGCTATTTGTAATGGCTGATACAATCGATTTGTATTGAATGTAGAAATCTATATTATTTTTAAAATTGTCAAAAAATTTGAAATAACTGGAATATCCCATGAAAAGATCATTGAACTTTGTGGTTCCAGCCATTTTATTGATGTCATCAATCTTATCAAAACTTGGTACATTATTGTAAGGATTGATAATATCATTTAAGGCAACCCCGGTGGAGCATCTGTCAAGTCGACAGTTAACGTGGCGACCTTTTTACTGTCGTTGCTGGTAGATAAATTGTTATTTTTATTTTTCATTTTTATTAAAAAAAAGTAAAAGTTAACAAAGAAAAATTTTATTTTCAATAAAATATAAAAATAAAAATATTTCTTTAAAATAGATATGAAATTAAACTACTTTTTAACAAACAAATTGTTAAATCTCAAAATCACTTCCACAGACAAACCTTTTTTAACTGATGATAATGAAACTATGACTCTCACCTCTTTAGACGACGGTGAAATACAAAAAGAAGAAGGTATTTATAAATGGACACAAGAAAAAAACATATATTACTTGACTGTATTTTCGGACAAATATTCATATTATGAAACCACGGAGGTTAATGCGAGTCAAATATTGATTCAACAAGAATCTTCAGCTAGAATTACCTATAATCTAATCTACCGTATTTTCCAGACACCAGGACAAGGTATTTATTTTTTTGCTGGTATTGGTGACATAAATACGGAGAATATTACATGGGAGAAACATTCTTCTGAAGAATATTATAATTTGACTACTTCAGATGTATATTATCCAAACATTTGGATCACCTCAATTGGGACGGGTAATAGTAAACAAGGCGATGTGGTTTATAACGTTAATTCTTCTAATAAAATTAGTGATGAAGTTATTATTAAAAACTGCCTTGCTTACTTGGACAACGCATACACTAAACCAGACAATTATAGAAATATTAACGTAAGATACAATAATACAGTTATTATCAATGAAACAGAAGTGTACACTTATGAGGAGGGAGGTTTTTCCAATAATGTTATTGCTAATGGTACTCTAACTATACATAAAAATAATTTTGATACTTTTATCTTGTATGAAACTGCTAAATATAACTTTAAAACATTACAGATTATCACTAATGATAAAAATTTTACATTCACAATTTCGAAACCGCAAGGAAAAAATTCCCAAACATTCACCGGTAGCAACTCGTATAAGTACACACTTTGATGATCGGATAAGATTTTATCCTTTTATCGAATTATTCTTTGTTTATAAAATTTAATCGTTTGTTGTAAATGTTTCAAAATATTATTTTTTTCAGTGATTGATTTTGCTTTATTAATTTTTTGTCGATATTGTGAAAGCATTTTTCGATATGTTTTCCAATATGTTTCATCAATATCTTTTTGTTCTTTTATTATATTTTCTGCAGCTTTTTGCAAATTACTAATGTAAATATCAGCAGATAGTTCCTGTTGTTTTGGAAAAAATATATTGGAAGAAATTACCATTTATAATATAGACAAAAAATTTACAATGAAAAAAATGATAATATTTGTAATTTTTTTATCCTTTATAAAATGACTGCAAATTTTCCCTTATTTGAGGTAATTCGCCAAGAAATTAAAATGGAAAAGTTGGAAGAGTACACTCATGAAAAACAAGAACTTCTTGTCGATAAAATGAAAGATTTGGATCAAGAAGGAAATGAAATCATTTTGGCATTAATTCGAAATTACCAGTTAGAAATTGATAATTTTACATTTAAAGAACTTCCTTATGAGGCAAAAGTTATTAAGAATGGATATCGATTTTTTTTACACAAGCTTCCACAGGAGCTTGTTGCAATGATTGAACATTTTACTACTTTACATTTAGAAAAACAACACGCAGAAAAAGAAAGAAATATTTTTGTGTTCAATAAATGATTCTACAAAAATTTGAATTTTCGATTCATATTGATAATTTGCGAACTAAAATATGTATTTATGAAAAAGTTGGAAGTGTAGAATTACATCCACTTTATTTTTGTCAAGGTGCAACTTGTTACACAGATGAAGTGGAATTGGATTTTATTGAACATCTTTTATCCAACACCAATATTAGCCATTTTATTGTTTACAACTACAGAGGTCTTGAAGACGGCACTACCAAAACAAAATCAATCAATCATTACCGAACAAAATTACTCGCCAGGGATTTACATGAAATTGTACAATATATTGAGAAAAATTTTTTAAAGTGTCAACCAAAATTTAGTATTGCAGGATACTCATTTGGTGGAGTTGTTATGCAAGAATATCTTGACGAATTTGGTCCATTAAAAATTCGTTCTCTTGTCTATATCCTTTCACTTTGTTTTCGATGTTGTCGTTTGAGTTATAAAAAATTAATCTCTTATGCATTTCGTTATAAAAATTATCAAAAGAAAGAAGATGAGAAACACAATCAAAACATCCAAGAAAATTTTCAGATGGAAAAAAAAAATGACAATGATTATTTTGAAAAGAAAAAAATAAAAGATAAATTACTAGTTTATCAAAGTTTATCCATGATTTTAGATCGAATTTTTACTCGTAATGATTGTATTTTTCAAAAGTATAAATTTTCAATTCCAATTTTATACATTACTGCTGAAAAGGATGAAATTTTCAACTTTGATCGTCAAAAAGATTGCTTGCAATTGCATTATCCAAAACATTTACTAACACACATACATTTGCAAGATTCTGAGCACAACATTTTCTGGAAAAACCCAAAAGAAATTTCTGCACATCTCATTCCATTTTTTAACAAAATTTATTGAGTCCTCAAGTTTTATTTCTAATTTTAAATAACATCTTAGATAAATTTATGTAACACAACTAATGAAATTTAAAATGATTTCCTTTTTTTAATTCATATCCCATTCGCTCAAGGCTGGACAACTATAACTGGTGAGCTGTTTTGCCGCATGGACACGACGAAAACTAGGAATACGTTGATTGTTTTCATCATATTCATAAGGAATATTTGTGTAGTCGCCTTCTTCATTTTTTTCAAACATGTAAAGCATACTTTTCAGATCATAAACACCCCCATCATCACCAAAGCATGCAATGACAATTTCATTCCCAAAAATATCATCAGTTTCTATCAACTCATGTACATTGGAAGTTTGGTTTGATTGTTTGGTATGTCGATGTTTTTTCTGAATCATTTCAATTACATCTTTACGCCTCCATTGTTTATTTTCTTCTTGATACGTTTCTTTCAGATATTTTCTCAGGAAACGAAGAGGGATATTTTTCACTCGAGTTACATCAGCTGTTTCTAAATACAAGGCTAAGTTGTTGCGATTGATTTCATTACTCAAGTCTTTTTCATCATTTTTCCATCTACCTTGAAATGTTTGAATTCCATCGGTATATTCGATTCCTTGTCCGTTTTTTTTATTATTTCTCCAATTACCAACATATTTGAGCTTTCCATTTTCATATAACTTTCCTTTACCATGATAAAGACCAGTATCCATTCTACCTTCATAAATCAATTCTGCGAATTCATTATACTGTCTACCATGACCATGAGGATGATTTTCCGAAAAATGTCCAATCCATGCCAAACAAACTCCTTCCCATTTGTGAAGGAAAGTGTTTTGACTTTCGTCAAAATAACGATCACTTGTATAAAAATGACCAAATCCTTGTGCCTTTCCTTTATAAAATTCACCAGTATACTTTAATAAAGGGCGTGTATCAGTCGCCTGATTATAAAATAAATTACCCCATCCATGATATTTTCCTTCAAAAAAGTAACCAGAATATTGTTGAACACCATTAGGATAAAATATAGTTCCACATCCATGTGGTAGATCATTTAAAATTTCTCCATGATATCGTTGATGTCCACAATTTGTAGACAGAATTCGTTCTGGATAATTGATATTCATTCTAAAAATTATAGAAATAAAATTGTAAATGTGAAATATTATTTCGCAAGATTGTTTCGCAAGATTGTTTCGCAAGAAAAAAAATAAATATGATAAAAACTTTTCTAATCTTTAATTTTTTGAACAAGTTTAAACTTTTTTCAATTTTTCAAAATTGTTTAAAATGTTTTCAGAATGAGAAATAATTTTTCTGATAATTTTTAAAAGCCTTTTTTCAGTTGGATTTTTATCATTAATGAGAAGAATCAATTTTTCATAAAAGTTATTAGTATCAGCGGTGTAAAACCATTGCGATAATTTTGGATTTTCATGGTATTCAACAAAAATTTTTTCCATTTCATTCTCAAGTTTCCAAATAGGTGTTTCCATTTTTCTTTTTAATTTTCAAATCAAATATTTAATTTACTCAATTTTTAGTTTCTTTGATTCATTAGTTTAGAAACATTTTGATTTACACTAGTAATAAGTTTAGAGTTGGAAAAATCTAATCCTATTTGTTGTTTGGATACATTTTGTGGTTTTGGATCGAAGCTTCCAAAATGAGCTTGTTTTGTTAGTGTTTCTTGTGAACACTGAACATTGTAAGGGGATGTAGGTGGTTTCATTTTTGTTTGGACTGTATCAGTATTTCTTATATCAACCGTTCTCTTTTTTTGTTCTGGTAATGTTCCAATCCATTTTTGTTGAGCAATAGATGTTTTTTGTGTTGCCGCTTCTGAGTGCAATACATTTTCTTTGATGGAGACAGACGATGCTTCATTTTCTTCAAAAGGTGATTTTTCAGAAGACAAATGTTTTGAGGCAGCAAAGGAATAGGAAACGGGATTTTCATGAATGGGAAGATTATCCATAATGGAAGAGGAATGAGGATTTTTAAAGACATTTTTTGTTGGATTAATTTGCATTTCGGTACAAATTTTTGGATTCACTTTAATATTTTCTGGATTGAGAGTCATGTTGTAGTCATTTTTAAATTTGGGAATTGTAATGGCTCCTTTTAAAGGACTAGTATTTATATTTTTTTGAACTGTTTCCTTTTCTTGCGGGGTTTCATATTTGAAATAAGGAAGAGCAGACACACTTGCATATGGTTTTGGATTTTGACCTTCACGACGTTTTCCTTGACTCTGATAATTTTCAATTGTACCATTTTTAGATATTTTTGATTGCATGGATACGGAACGATTATTTGAATCAATATAAGAATTTGTCAATTTGTTGACGGGACCATCAGAACATTGATGACCATATTTTTTGGAGGCAAGTTTAAAAGTTTCATGTGTTGTATCAATTGGTTTTGGATCAATCTTCTTGATAAAGGAATCAACGGTTCCAACATTTTTATTTTGTTTGTTCATAGAAATTGGAATGGTTGAAATGTCTGTTTTAATTTCTTTTTTTGGATCCGTAGCATCAATAGGAAGTTCTCGAATATATTGTTTATTCATAGTCATTGAAGTATTTGCAATGGCTGGTCGAACTGCTTTTTTGTTTGGAGAACATTTCATTTTGTCAATAACAGTTGGTGCGGAAAGACTTGTGAGAGCATAAAACCAGTCACGTGGTTGTCTTGATAATGGAGTCAAATTTTCTTGACGCATCACAGGAGGGCGAAAAACCTCTGCACGATAAGGTAGTTTTGTCCCGCCATGGTTTGTTGAAAGTGTTGAAGTCGTTTGTTGAGCACCATAATTATTGTAACTCACACCAACCATCGGATTCACACCACGAGGATACACATTAATACATTCGGCAATACGATCACCAGAGTCTTCCTGAGCTAATAATATATCTAATGTATCACCGACACGTTCCTTCTTCTGAGTATATAAACTTTTTGTTGGATCTTTTAAAATATTTAGATTCGTACCCCAATCTTCTACACTAGGTAATGTTGCTTTTGCTGACGTCGTCAAACAATCAAATGATATACCTCCTGCAGACATACTATAAGTTTTTATAAATAAACAATAATATTTAAATATTTTTTTTTTGAAAAAATATATTAAAAGAAAAATATCATTTTATAAAACATGTCTCAATATATTGTACTAAGTAGCAATTACCGTGATCGGTTGTTGTATCCAAATCCCGCAGATTTTATTGTACCATATGGAGTTGTCAATAATCCAAATGTGAACTTTTATGACGTATTTAATACAAGAAATCCAATCTCTTTTGGGTTACCCATATTTAATACAATGTGGACAAATGTCTATATTGACTATGATACGGTCAATGATGTAAATAGAATCGCAACAACTATTGTCGGTGGAACAGCAATGCGACCAAAATTATCAAGCGAATCTTTGAACCTCCTTTTAAGAATTGATAAATCTCCCACTGTTACATCCTTTGATATTTCACAACCAATTTCCACTTCCACAAATATTTTAAAAAATTATATATTGGAAGTAACGTTTGGTGATAATACTTATCAACGCAGGATTACACAATTTGACCCAATTACAATGGATGCAATGTTGAATCAACCATTACCCCAGTTTATACTTGGAAATTGCTTTATAAAACATCCATTGGCGGATGAAAATGTACAGAATTTACAACAAAGTATTTTTATTGGAGGTGATTTTGAGAGCCTAAATGCTGTTCGTACTGTTGATAAATCATTGTTTCTGTATAATATAAATACCAATGAAATTGAAGAAGTAGATACTTTCGATTTTACAACAGGCATTGCAAAACTAAAAAAGCCCTTTACAGAAAGAGTGGAGTTAACTGACCAATATATGGTCACCAGTCCAGCAAAACCAATTCACTCTGGTAGTTTGTATTTATTCAATCATGGAAAGTACTACCAAACAATACCTAATGATATTCAAATATCTCAAAAAGGAAAAGGATACACACGAGGTCAAAAAGTCATTCTGAGATCCAAAGAAGAAATAGGAAATGGATCGGACTATTTCCATACTTTTGAAGTCACAGATGCGGACCAAAATGGACAGTTTGGAGGACTGGAAATTCGCAATCCACAACAACAAGTAATAAAACTAGGAGTAGCATATTCTGTTTTACTCTTGAATGACCAGAATATAATCCCACTTGCGGAAACTGCCGTGTTCACCGTCATTACCACCTCCCAAATTTTTTGTGTAGAATTGAATAATTATAAACAAACGGATATTTATAAATTTTATGGTAAATATTTTTATCCTATTATTCTTTCACCTCAATATCAAATTATCAATGAAGCTATTGTTCTTCAACCAAACAATACAATCAATCCAGAAAGTGAAAATGTACCATTGACATTACTCGAATCTCAATCGATATTAGGAACCATGGGAATTCGAACCATTGTTCCCTACAAAGACAATCTGGTTTTCATTGTTACACAAAAATATACCAATGTCACAAAACTGGACTATCTTGCAGAACTTGTTGAAAAAGGTGTTGAACCTCCTGCTTACATGAATGGTATTACTAATTTTCTTATTTTACCATTTTCAGAAGAAGGTGTCACTCCATTAAACTTTTCAGGCTCTCTTATACCTCATACGAATATGCGATGTTATGGATTAAGAATTATCAATTTGATCCTCCCAAACAAAATACTTTCTATTGGAGAAGGATTATTAACAAGTTCTTATCCTTACGTATTTGTTGAAATCGTAAATGAATCCAATCCAACTGGCGGGAATTATTTTCAAATTGTCTCCAATAATCCATTTAGTCAAAAAGCATCCTTTATTTGTAGTATCAGTGACGTAAGTAATCCAGAAACATCTCCTTTTATTAAATTAAATTCCGATGGAGCACATCAAATCGTAAAATTCTCCCCAAATGATAACTTACGAATTCGTATCAGTCTTCCTAATGGAGCAACCTTTCAAACAGACGAAACAGATTATCATGTTCCAAGTCTACCAAATCCACTTTTACAAACAACAATTGTTTTTCATGCGGAACCAATGTAAATGAAACTATCTCTTTAACAAGTCAATATATTCTTGAAAATTTTCCCTAAATGCAACTGGTGGTTCATATGTATATACTATTTCTCCCGTTTGGGTGGATTTGTCACAATGAGTAATTAAATTTTCAGAGAAAATTTTTGTAATTTTCTCCGTATGTATACTGCAAGCACTTTCTATAATATTATTGTCCACATCAATTTTATTCACTTTTTCCACAATTGAGGAAGGAAATTTCCACTCATTTGTTTTTTGATAATATCGACCTTTCAACTGATGAAATACTTTTACATTATCTTTATGATAATCTTTTAAAATATAATGTTTACCTCGAAGTATTCCTTCTTGTAATATTATATCCATTGTTTTATTTATGAAAAACTTGCATTTAAATAAAAATATTAGTTTTATTGATCATGTTTTGTCTGTATATGTTGAGAAATATATCCCTTTGTATAAGACTTTCCACAATGCATACATGGAACTTTCTCTGGAATCGTATTCGCACGCTTTTGTAAATAATATTCTCGTTTCTTTATTCGGTTCTTAATGTTATACTTTCTTTGATATTCTCTTATCTCGTTTTGTCTCTTTCTATTATATTCCTTTTGTTTTTCAAGTTTTTCCATTCTCCGCTCTGAATAATAGTTTTTAAAATAATTTGGATCATCTGTTTTATTTTGTTTTTCTTGCATTTTTTTTAAAGTCGTTTAAATTTTTATATTTTTAAAATTTTAATAATTTAAAAATATATACTATAATCATAAAATGATTCTTCCACTCTTCCTCACAACAATTTTTATTGAACCTAAATCAATTCGATTTTTTGTGGGTATTACTATTTTAACATTTATTTGTTTCTATTTCCATGATATGAAGCAAAAAATTGATAACTGTATGGATGAAATTCGATTTTGTGAATGGGATAAAAATTTAATTAATATTTTCACAACCATTCCAACATACTATAACTTGGAAGCTGAATGTCTCATTTGCCTTGAGAATTTTTTACAATCAAAAGATCGCCCCCGAAAAATTAAATGTGATTGTACAAAAAATGTATACCATGAGTCCTGTCTTACTCAATGGTTCGAAAAAAATTGTTCTTGTCCAGTCTGTCGTAAATCATTGAATGAAAAAATTCATTATCTATAAAAATTGTTTGAGATTTATTTTTCCTACATGATAAAAAAATAAATGCGAGCTATCATTGTTGAATCTCCCTCAAAATGTAAGAAAATTCAATCGATTTTACAAGAACTCTATCCCATTGAAACGTTTCGTGTTATCGCCACATGTGGTCATTTCCGAGACATTAAATCCATTGATGATCAATCATTTTCCATCCATTTTGAAATTACACCCTCTAAAATTTCTACCGTACAAAACTTGCAAAAAACAATTCAGGATGCGGAGGAAACCATAATAGCTACTGATGATGACCGTGAAGGTGAATCAATTGGTTGGCATGTTTGTGAATTATTCCATCTACATCTTTCACATACAAAACGTATCAAATTTCATGAAATTACAAGTGAAGCCTTATTTCATGCAATGGAACATCCTGATCGTATTAATAAAAACATTGTTGAAGCTCAAATGACAAGAATGATTTGTGATCGATGGATAGGGTACAAAATTTCTCCATTTCTTTGGAATAAAATCAACAATACAAAATTATCCGCAGGAAGATGTCAAACACCAACGTTAAAACTTATTGAAGAACGTGAAACAGAAATTTCAAAAACAATTCCTAATGTCCTCTACAAAATACGTGGCGTTTTTCAAGGTTTAGAGTTCTCCTTACGAAAAGAACTTGAAACTCACCAACAATGTATGACATTTCTTGATCAATCCAAACTATTTGAACATGAAATTATACACAACAAAGCTCGAACTAGTACACGAAAACCACCTGATTGTTTCACCACCTCCACACTTCAACAAAACACTTCTACTCTTTACTCATGGTCTCCCGTCCATACCATGTCTTTGGCTCAATCCTTATATGAAAAAGGATTCATCACCTACCATCGTACAGAATCTAAATTGATTGCCAAAGAGTTTCAAGAAAAAATTTTAAATCACATTCGCACAACTTATGGTGACGAATATTGCGGAAACATGAAAGGTCCATCAAAATCGACTACTGCTCATGAATGTATTCGACCAACGAAAATAACTCAATCCATAGAAAATATCACAACTGATGAAAATCGTTTGTATAAATTTATCTGGACTCAAACTATTCAAAGTATGATGAAAGATGCTAAAATTCACATTCGTTGTATACGAATTTCTTGTCCGATAAAAAAAACCTACTATGAAAAAAGTTTTGAAACTATTGATTTTCTTGGATTTAAGATTCTGGAAAATAAATCAAAAACAACCAAACAGGATTTTCAGTCAGGTGAAAAAATGATTCTCACCACCTTAACGATGGAACAACATGTCAAAGATATTAAATCACATTACACCGAAGGTCAAATTGTAAAATTATTAGATGAAAAAAAAATTGGTCGACCCTCCACCTTTTCTACCTTTGTCAATAAAATTTTATCACGTGCTTACGCTGAAAAAGGTAAGTTTCATTTTGGAAAGTTTCAATTACAACAAATAAAATGCACTTTTCCCAACGAACCTGAAATAACAACTCACACCAAGGAACACGAAGAAACCAATAAAATAATTTTGACAAAATTAGGAAAACAAGTTTGTGAGTTATTGTATGAAAACTTTTCAGAATTATTTAACTACGAATATACAGCAACCATGGAAGAAACATTAGATAAAATTGCAACTGGAAATCTTGATCGAAACCCATTCCTTCAAGAACTTAAAAAGAACCTTGATACTATTTCCATCTCAAAATATCTACGAACTCTCCTCGATCCTGATTTTTACCAAATAAATATTCGAAAAGGTAAATTCGGAAATTACTTGTTTCTTCAAAAATCAAAAGAAGAAAAACCAACCTTTTTATCTCTTTCCGATTTTTCTCACGATTATCTAAAATGTGATCAAACTTTAGTCTTTGACTTTATTAAATCACGTTTACCATCTAATGAATAATTTTTTTTTTAACTGGTACATGTTTTTTTTTGTTGGTTTCCTTTTCATCAATTTGACAAAAACTTATCGTAATAAATGCAGCCAATACCGATAATAAAATTGAAATCCAACTATAATTTACTGCAATACTATATGATGTTCCTTCTAAAAATGGAGCAACGAAAAAAAGTATTATTCCAGAAATAAAAACCAGCAAATAAAAATAATATAGAACTTTACAATTGAAAAAACTTTTTAATTTCATTTTACTTACATGAAACAAAAAAGGTTGTTTTTAAAATTTTTCTGTTTCAAAAATACCATTCAAAATATTTAAGTAATTAAAAACAACAATAAAATATTGATCATATGCCAAATGTTATTTCTATCAACGATATATCTATGGAAAACATTGAAAAAATTTTAAATAACGCTCATCAGTACAAAATGAAAATTGATACCTCTTTGAAACCATCCACTGTTGCACTTTTATTTTTTGAACCATCTACAAGAACCACCATGTCATTTCAAACTGCCATTCAAAAATGTAATGGAAAATTTATTCAATATTATCCAGAATCCTCTAGCAAAAAAAAAGGTGAATCCCTACGCGATACAATCAAAACATTGGAACAATATTGTGATTTACTTATTATAAGACACCCAGAACGTAGTATTTTTGAAGAAATTATTAGTTATACATCCTTACCATTAATCAATGCAGGAAATGGGTCGAAAGAACATCCATCACAAGCACTTCTCGATCTATTTACTATTCAAGAACATTATAAAGATAAAAATTTTCAATCCATCCTTTTTGTCGGTGATTTAAAACACAGTCGAACAGTCCACTCGCTTATCAAACTACTGTCGCAAATATATCCTACATTACAATATTATTTTTTATCACCCGAGTCGCTTCGTTATGATGATGCACTCAAAAACTCAACTGTTATTTCCAATTACGATGAATGCATTTACAATATTGATGTCGTATACATGACTCGAATACAATATGAAAGATTTCACGCCACTGAATCAAAAAAATATTGGCAAGACCAAATAAAAAATATTGAGATGACTCCAACGCAAATGAATAAAATGAAAATTACATCGATCCTAATGCATCCTTTTCCAAGAAATGAAGAATTATCAATCCAATGTGACTGTAACATTCGTTCCAAATATTTTCAACAAATGAAAAATGGTGTCTATGTTCGTATGGCATTATTGCATTATTGTTTGAATAATTATGATGGATAAACAGTACATGTGTCCACTTTGCATTCAACATTTGATGATGGATCACAAGTATACGTAACTGATAATGTCTTTTCTTTTGCATTGTATTGTAATGCCAACCATTCAGGATTAGTATCATCGGAAGGAGCTTTCCAAACATAGCATTTATTAGACAAGAGTAATAAGGCTGTTGGATTTCCAATTTTTGTTTGACCACAATCGGTTGTTGTTGTAATTGTGACTGATACCGAGCTATCACTTGGATCTATAATTGCAAAATAATATTGATACTCTTTTGCAAAATAACATTGCTGTTGCAGATTTTTATCTTCAAGTGACAAAATGTTGAACGTTTGAAAAACTAGGTCAATGGAACTTCCTTGACAATATTGTCCAAGGCAACTATTTGGATTATAGTCTTTAGAACATAATTCGTTGCACGAGTCTGGTGCAACGACATTACCCTTTTCTGCAATGTTTCGTAGTTGATTTTCTATATAAAAAGGTATTTGGTGATAATTCATCTCTATTATAAATAATTTTTTTTTTAATCTAAAAAAAAAATAAATCATTAGTTGATCGTATTTTTGATCATTTTTTTTTGAAAAAAAAATTCGTTAGAAATAACTATTTTTTTTTTTAAATTATTTTTCTGAAATTATTTTTCTGAAATTATTATTCGTTATAAATTATTTTTTTGCTGAAATTATTTTTCTGAAATTTTTTTTTCGTTATAAATTATTTTTCTGAAATTATTTTTTCGTTGTAAATTTTTTTTCGTTGTAAATTTTTTTTCGTTGTAAATTATTTTTCTGAAATTTTTTTTTCGTTATAAATTATTTTTCTGAAATTATTTTTTCGTTGTAAATTTTTTTTCGTTGTAAATTATTTTTCTGAAATTATTATTCGTTAGAAATTATTTTTCTGAAATTATTATTCGTTAGAAATTATTTTTCTGAAATTATTATTCGTTAGAAATTA